CACCAGTAATTAATACGTTCTTTGACAATTCGATCTCCGATAATTGATACTAATATATATTAGCAGTAGACCGCTGTCAATAAAAATCAACCGTATGTTGATTTTGAATTAGCAGTCTTGATAACTTTACTAAGATTCTCAAACAATTTTGGGTCAAGTGGTCTAAATGTGCCGCTATCATTATCAACCATAACGATTGATACACCAACATCACTTTTGGCATCGGGCATTACAGTAATACCAATATTGTGTTGCCCCGTTTCACGCAAACTGCGCTTGACAAAGTTAATACGCTGACGAATTGTAAATTCATCACGACAATCAATAATTTCAGCCATTATTGCACCTCTACGATATGACGACAGTTGCGACGAAATTGAAAACCACTGCAAGTACAAGATTTATACTTGCCGTTGATTGTAACAAGATATGTGCTGCCTTTACTGCCACTAACTTTAATAGTGTGTTTGGCAACAGGTTCAGCAACAAACTTTTGCTCTACGATATTATCATTGATCTTGATAATATCATTTTTAGCAATGATACGAATAGGAAATTGACGGTCACCAGTTGATAACGCAATAGCAGGATATTCTACCCATTTAGGAAGCGGCATTTCCTCGCCGCTATAAACAGTTGTGGTTTTACGACCATAAAGATTGTGTTCAACTGTGATATCCATTTTACACTTCCGTGTTGACATCAATAATTTCTGTTGAAAGAATATCACCATGTTCAAAGTCATAGTTCATATCACTAATGACTTCTTGAATATCTACACCTTTGCGAATAATCAACTTAACAGTAATTTCTACTGTTTGACCTTCAAGCATATCATCGTGTAATGGATCATAGCTACTCATTATGACAAACTCCCATACTTTGCTTCACGTTTTTCAGCCAACATTTCACTAATAATAAACTTGGCAATATTCAACTGTTTGCGGATGCTTTCATCTACATTTGGGTGCGGAATTGTTGGATTTTTCGTAGCAATCATTTCTTGACAATCACTCAAAATACCCATAACAACCATTTCCATGCCTGCCAACTTAGCAGTAATACTATTCAAATACTGGTTGTGAATATCGGCTTTGGACATACCATACATTGTAAATTCACGGTCAGTCATATTGCTCTCCATCAATTGACTATAATCTAATATAACACAGATTAAGGGGTTGTCAAGCAAAAAAAAACACCGCAAAAAGCGGTGTTTTTTCAATCACTTAGCCAACGGTAATACCGCAAGCCTTCATGAACATTCCATAATGGAACTTTGGGTTTGCTGTTTTGCATACTTCAGCAACCTTTTGGGCAACCGTCAAGCGGTTTTCCATGGTTTCTATTGTAGCAATGGCAGCAGCCAAGACTTCAAAATGTTTCTTGGACATGATGCTCTCCTTTCCGAACCAAGTAGTATTGGTTCTTATTTCTATTTTATGAATATAGCATTATTTTATATTATTGTCAATAAAAAAACACCGCAAAAAGCGGTGTTTTTTCAATCACTTAGCCTTTTTAGCCCTTGGCTTTTTAGGCTTTTCATCGGCTGTTTCTGCCGCTTTTGGCTTGGCAGCACGTGGCTTTTTAGCCTTTGGTGCAGCTTCAACAGGTGCTTCTGCTGGCGTAGCTGGCGTATCTGCCGTTACGACAACTGGTGCAACTTCAACACGATTTGGGTTCTTATCACTAATAGCCCATTCAGCTTCACTTAATTTATGCAATCCAACACAATAACCTGTTGGGCTACGTCCACAACCACACTTTGGTGGTTCTTTAGCTGCTTTTTCTGCTGCTGCGATTGCTTCTTTTGCTTCCTTTTCCATTACTTCTAATGGATCAGGGGTATTGTCTTTATGATTCATTAACTTATATACAAGTGCGATTGCTCCGCAAAGTACTACAAGTAAGAGAATAGTGCTCATTGATATCTCCTAATATACTACTATTTACATACCATAATATGACATTAAAATTAAAATGTCAAATTATTTTGTTGTAGGTGTGTAATAACGGAACGCTTCTTTCCAGAAAGTGCTGTAAATGTCATTGCTGACTTTTTCTTGCATATTCTTGAAATTTGCGCCACTATAAACTTCATCTACTGCTTTATTGACTTCTTTACTAATCACTGTAGCAAAGCTATTAGTTGCTTTTACTGCAACCTTTGTATAATCAGTTTGAGTATCAATATAATCATTCATTGCCTTTGCAACAGCTTCGTGTGTTACAAAAGTCTTGACCCAATCTTTCTTTGCTTTTTGTACTGTATCAATAAAATCTTCTGCACTATTAAACATTATTTTGCTCCCTTGCTTAAAAAATCTGCTTCTTCATCTGTATATGGCCACATTACCAATATCTCCTACCGCTTGTTCTTTCCCACTCGCGTTCTAAAAATTCAAGGTGATAACGGTCTGTAGCTTGGTTTAAGTATCGCACCATGTCACGACGATGTTTTTCTTCTTCGCTTTCAAATAAATCTTCAAAGAATGATCTAACACCGTTGACAAGATGATTCACTGCTTCAAACATTTGACTTCTCCTTGTTGCACTGCAATATTATTTATACCGCAGTGCAACAATTAAGTCAATATATTATTTTATTTCCTCATACAGTTTTTGACTTGCAAGGTTCTTAGCTTTACTTTCTACTTGAATATCAAAGTTATCCCAAAACTCCGCTACATAACGATTAGCGGCAGCATTCCACATAAAATTGCTGTGAGCGCGAAGTTTTGCTTTCTTGTGACCGCTTTCTAACAGTGTGGTCATGGTAGGAAGAACGCTATTGTCATGACCGTCAAGAACGCACTCAGGGCTAATACTATAATGCAAAGTTGGGCGAACACCACGCCAACTGTCAATAACACGTTTGACCGTATCGCTGTCAGGTTGCAAATATTCTCCAGTTTTAATCCAATGATGATGAACATCAAGAACAGTAGGGCAGACATCGTTGAGAGACAAAGTATCGTCAATACCATATGCGTATTCCTCGTTTTCTACTGTGATAAGGTTTCTGGCTTCTGGTGAAAGTCTGGCAATGGTTTTTCTAAACGCCTCTGCACCGCCCTTGCCACTAATATGCACGTTAATCTTGAAACCAAAATCGTGCCAACTAGAACCAAAACCCATCCACCTAGCCAAGTCAGCATGATATTCAAATTCAGCAATTGAGTTTGCCACAACACTCTCTCGGTCACTAGCAAGGACGCAAAATTGGCCAGGATGAAAACTAGCCCGAACATCATGGCGACGAACGGCCTCACCAATGGTATTGCATCTGGCGGCAATGGCTTTTCGTACATCTGGTAAATTATAAAAATAACCCCAAGTTTGCTCAGTATAAACAGGCAAAATATCACTACTAAGGCGAACCATGCGTAGTTCTGGCCCAAGTGAGCCAACACGCTCAACCAATCGTAATGTTGCATCAGTATTATGCTCCATAATATCCCACAGTCGTTGCTCGGCAACTGCCTTTGTCTGGCGATTGAGCCAAGCCACCGTAGTGGTCTTGTTATTATACTTTAGTGCATCATCTTTAGGCTTAAAGCCATCAAGTTGATCCACGGTATCTATCCATTTACAGCAAAAGCCGATACGTTTTTGGGTCATACCTATAATATAACATATATTTTGCGCTTGTCAAGCAAATATTTTAGGGTAAAGTAGGGAAATATGAAATTCTTGGTCAGTTGTAATATAGGTTTTAATATGTGGAATTATATTATTTGCCAAAATCTGGTGTCCATTTGTGCTAAAATGGTTCAATCTTGGGTCTTGAAAAGCGGTCCAATCTTCGCCATAAACTCTATTATAATCTGCTCTGCTGCAATTTACTAAACCGCCATCACATAAAAACCATAAACCATAAGTTTTATCTATAAATTCATGTCCAAAGCATGGTATGTTTACCAGTTTAATATTACGATTTTTGCATATTTCTTGCATATCTCGCAAGATAGACTTGAAAATGTATTTGCCAAAACTTTCATCTTCAAGTAACCATTCTCGGCTGCCATCTTTATTATAAAATCTTGTATATTCGGTATGACAACAAATAATAACATCTGGATTGTTTTTTATAATTTCTAAAAATTCAAGATATATTCTATACTGTGCTTGCCCACGAAATCCTGAAGTATGGATAACTTCAAGATTAAGTTCTGTGCAAACTTTTTCTATCCATGTATCTTTGAAGGTATGTGTAAAACTATCGCCTATAATTGCTACACGCATTAGAATACCGCCACATTATGTAATTGACTAAATCGTTCAGCATCTGCCCAAGTATTCACCAATGGTTCACCTTTGATATTAAGACTTGTGTTAAGCAACATTGGACAGCGAGTTCGCAAATACCATGCTTCTAATATCTTGACAGTAATACTTGGCGAAAGCTGATCAATTGTTTGCACACGGCTGGTTTCATCAATGTGGCATATTGCAGGAAATTCACCAGGTTTAATACAAGTATCAGCATATTGCATGTAATCTTGATTAGTTCTTATACTGCTATGAAAATATAAACTAAAGAAACTTTTTCGTATAATAGGAGCAAACGGACGAAATGGTTCGCGTTTTTTAATTGCGTTTACGCGATCTTTTACATTCTCACCACGAGGATCAGCAAGTAATGAACGATTGCCTAACGCTCGTGGTCCAAACTCAGCACGACCATTTGCAATACCTACAACTTGACCTGATTCTAATGCTTCAACAACTGCACGAATGTCCACTTTGCGATCAATGTTATGTCCAAGGAAAGCATGGTCTAAATGAATTAGTTGCTTGGTATGGTAAGCGATTGCACCTAAACTTAAACCACTGTCGCCAGGATTTGGTGGAATCCATATTTTTTTAATTTTATTAGATATCTTAATATTGCTATTTGCGACACAATTTAATGCACATCCACCAGCAAGAATTATATTTTTACTACCTGTTATTTTAATTGCATAATCAACTATATCAGACAGATAAGATTCATAAATTGCTTGTGCACTCGCTGCAAGGTCTTCATCTAACCAACCTTCTTGCCGTGGACGCATATACCACTTCATACCACGATGCAAATTATGTAGAAATCCAATATCTGATGACTTCCAACTTGTAAAGAAATCCTGTTTTAATGCATCAACATGTTTTGGCTTACCAAATGCTGCCATACCCATGACAATATATTCTTCTTCATTTGGTTTAAAACCAAGATAATCAGTAATAGCACTATAAAATAGACCAATGCTTTCTGGATAGTAACTGCTCCAAACTTTGTCTATTTTGTCAGCATGTCCACGCCAAATTGAAGTGCATTCTAATTCTCCGATAGCATCAATGACAACGATAGCAGCATCACTAAATCCACTGGTATAATAGCCCATTGCAGCATGTGCACCATGATGTGGCGTAGTTTTGACGGGTATATTATCTAACCCATATTTTTTTAAATATTTTTTTATATTGTAATGTAGTGGTCTTTGACCACTCACAAGATTACGAACGGTATGCTTCCATGGTTGTTCATACCATAAAATTTGGGTGGGTATACCATATTGAAGTGCATCATCAATCAACGCATCATTAAGATGTGGATCGTTTTTTACTCTGCTATACCGTTCAGCGTGACCTGCAAACAGAATATCAGACCCATCAACAAGAGCAACGCTTGCATCATGATTATTAGCATTGATACCTAATATCATATTTTCTCAATATATAAACGGATCGCGCTTGCGCAATTCTTTAAGCAACTTGCGGCGTTTATATTTGTATACTATATCATCAAAAAAATTGCGAATCCATTTAAAAATGCGCATTATAGAATTTTTCCCCACGTAGTTTGACCTTGACATCTGTATATAGCACTACCATCGCGTAATATTGCGATTTCACCAGGTTCGCCAACTCGTTCTGGGATACCATCTACAATGCTTATTAGTAATCCACCAAATCTAACTGGACCATTTAATTCTATAATTCCGCTGGTGCGTAAACCAATCTGTTCTTGATTATTGCTACCAAGAATAACATCTGTTATACGAGTGCTGCCAGCATACATAGTTTTGGGGCTATGTTTTACTAAGGTAAATTCACTATCTTCATCCCAAACGCTTAATGCACCACTTGCACTTTCTGTATTGATACCAACTTTACTATCAGTAACAACAAGTGTTTCGTGAATAATAGCTTGACCACTGACAGTAAGTTCATTAAGGTTACCAACCTTGCGAAGATTACTATTGATAATTTGTGGTCCAAGCGTATCATTACTTAAAACTACTTTGTCGCCAACAACAATACTACGAGAACTAATATCAATATCATTAGTATTGGCTTGTGCAATATTTGTTAGACTTATATCGTTTGCTATGCTTGAAACATATTGGTTTAGTGAAAGACTATTCTCAATACTTCCATTTAATGTAATTGAACCATCAATTACTACATTGTTAAGAAAGGTGCTGTTTTCAATCAGCAAATTATCTGCGGATATATTGTTTGTAGTAATAATACCTTCATCGGTTACTTGAAGTTGCACTTTAGATGCAGTATCACTAATACCAGTGCTATTAAAATTGTTATGGATGCCGTTGTTGATCCAGGCTGCGTTAAATTCATAACCATCCATTTTTATGCTATTAAATGGAATACTGTTAGGTGGAAAATCATAGCTGCCAGCAACACGATGAACTTCGCTTTGAACACTTGTTGTAATAATGCGATTCATTTCTGGTTGTTGTAGAATTTCTATTACTTTTTTACTGCCTACTTCTAACAACTGGTCTCGTAATATACCATTGATTAACTGTGATACTTCATCACTTAAATCACGCTTAGAGATTAAATCATTATAAACCCTACCCGTGAGATTTAATACAACATTACTAATCTGCTTTTGCAGTGTATCAGCAATAATTTGATTAAGGTCAGCACTTTGCAAGTAGTTTTCTACTGCACCACGCAGGCTGGCAGCGATGGCATCTTCTATATTGATATCGACCAAGACGAATCCTTAAAACTTGACGGTAATTATATGTTCGTAATTTCTTTTGAAAAAACCACGATATAACAAGTTTTTTTGGATTACATAATCAGTGCCATTAAGATCGCTGCTGTATTTGGCAAGCTGCTTAAAATACATAGTGCGACGATTTACTGGACCAACAATTGTTAAATCGCGGTTGTTTTCTATAAAGTATATATGACTAAGCCAATTCTGCTTATTATTTTTGTCAGTTTGGCTTTGTTCAACCACGATAGTATCGCCATAAACACCACTTTCAACATGATTGCGTTTATGTGGGGCATTATTTTTATAATCTTGTAAACTGGTAATAAGATAACCATGAGTTACAGATTTAATATCTCCCAACAAATCACGCTGGTCATTTTCTGTTTCAGCATAGGTAAAATATTCATCAAGTGCTATTGTAACATCAACTGGTGCTTGCACTTGTGTAATATCGTCTACAAATGTGCTGCTGCTTTGATAAGCATATTTTAATGCTTGTTCACCAATAACAGTGCAGCTATATGTTTTTTCTAATAGTAAAACAACTGGATTAAAATGAGTAAAAAGTAGCGTCTTTGGTTGAATATACAAACCAGAAAATAGTTTCTGAATAATATCCACTTTGGCTTGAGCCTGTTCCAACCATCTTGCTGGATCAGCAACGGGTTGTAATTTTAGCCAATAATCACCAGAAATCATTAAATCCCACCTTTACCTAATATAATATTTAGGTAAAAGTGGGTATTTTTTACTTGATTAGCAAACCAAGTTCTTTTAGGTCTTCATACAAAGTATGGTCAGTAGGAATAGTTTCAGTTTTACCATCCTTGACATTTTTGACAAGTTTTTCAATATCTGGAGCAGTCATTTCGGTGCAACGCTTTATAGCAGCACGAACCTTGCTCCACTCAACAGTTCCACGATAGCCCATAATAAGCATTGACATTTCCCAACTCCATGTTATTTTCTTAATATACTATATAGTCGTGGTCTTGTCAAGTAGTTTTTTTAACGGGTGGGTTGCTATCCCCACGATGGTTTTAGTTTGGCCAATAGTTTTCGGGTTTTCAACTGCCCATCACAGTTACCATTACCTTGCACAGGTCTCTCACCTGTCCAGCCCGTTGATCTCGGTATGCATCCCTCACATTCGGTTTTTAGTTATACTCGCTCCAACCTTTTAGCACAGCCGTGCCGCCGTTAAAAATCCTTAATAACTTTCTTTTATTTGTTTAAGATGTTCGCGTTTCAACTCACGATCTTTAAAGTTCTGTGCCTCACAGCAACCGCAACTTAATAGTTTATATTTTTTGCCTCGTAGATTTACGCTGCCTACATGCCGTGCGGTTGATTTCATCTACTATTTAAGTCCACAGTGCCTTACGAACTTTAATAATGCGAATATACATTTCTGTATCTTCACGATCATAATCTGCTTCAATTTTACGAAGAAGTTTAAGTGCTTTATCGCCACGCTTGCGTTCTTCTGCGGTTTTTGGTTGTGAAAAAAATCCAACACCTTCATCACGAAGTGCATCACAATGTGCACTCCAACCGCTAACATCCATTGCATCAGGACGATTTGGACGAATGTTCTTGCACCAATCATAGATTTGCGCTATTTTAATACTATCAATAGATTGTTGTGTAGGCTTACCATAATACTTGTCGCCTTCTGAACTGCCACTATTTTCATCATATTTGAGTTCTTTTGCCCAACCAAGATAACCCAAACCTGCTTCTGGACAACGACCGTTGACCCACTTCATTTCACGCTTCCAATCGTGCATGTGGGCAAGTTCAATCTCAACAAAGTCAATAATCAATTGACGAAGCGCGCCTTCTAAACGACTATCACAATCCCACCATACACCCTTTTCAAGTCCAGTAGGCAGCATATGCAACCTGTCAATAAAACGATTGCGGATATAGCGTTTTGGTTTATTCCAAGTTTCAGTTATGCTATAATGAACATCATCTAAAAAGTGTGGAACAGTTTCAGTTAAAAAGTAAGCAAGTGGCTTTGATACTTTCAGTTCAGCATTCCACTTATCCCAACCACCCCATTCAAGCGCATATGGCTTTTCAATGCCAAACTTCTGCCGAAGGTAACGATTTAACTTACAATCCATAAAATAGTAATGTTTCATTTGCGTTCCTAAAAGATGGTGCTGGGTGAGAGACTCGAACTCCCGATGTGGTATTCCTCCTTACAAAAGAGGTGCAGTCGCCGCTGTGCCAACCCAGCCTATTAAATTAGTTAGCAACCACTTTCTTGTGATGCTTGTGGTGCTTGTGATGATGACCATGATGCTTATGATGGTGCTTGTGATGATGACCATCATGCTTATGTGGCGGCAGCGGAACGCTATCTGCATACGCAGAACCACTTGCCAGTAATATTGCCAATACCAATGCGATTTTTTTCATTTTCCAACTTCCTCTTTTGGGATTGTGTGCTTAATGCCATCCCAAGTTCTATTTAATTTAGCAGATTCCTGGCAAAAGTCAATAACTAAATTATAAAATTCGTCAATTTCTCCATTAAATTGTCCAAGCAATCCGCTTGCCAATTCAATAGCACGGGTCCAATTGCCGCTTTTATAGGCAGTAATCATGTCGCTGTGCATTTCGCGGAAAAAATTTATAGTTGGAATATCATTTACAGCAATTTCCACGAGAGCATGTAGCTTAAGTGGTTCAGTCAATGCAGGTTGCATAACTGTATCTAATTCTAAAATTACATATTTTTCACGCAGATCGTCTGCGATTTGTTGATTAAAAATTATGTTCATGTCATAATTATATATAATTATTATTGGAAAGCAATAAAAAATGCACTTTGATTTAATATCCGATTTGCACGAAAATTTTTGGCCACCAGAACAAAACCTTAAATGGGAAGGGTTAGGCACAAGTTTAGTAGCAGTAGTTGCTGGTGATATCAGCAACGATTGGGATTATAGTTACAAAAAGCTAATTGAAATTAGCAAACATTATCGCCATGTTGTTTTTGTAGATGGCAACCACGAACATGGCTATCAGCCGCATTTGCATAAACACTGTGCAGAATTTCAAGAAAAAATAAATCAACATAATAACATTACATTTTTACATAAAAATGTTATTATTTTAGATGATACTGCGTTTGTTGGCTGCAATGGTTGGTGGACATATGATTTTGGTATGCCAGAAACATCGGTTGTAGAATGTTGGGACTACTTGGTAGCTAATGGCTATAATGAAGATAAAATGGCAGAGATAATGGCTATTGCAAAAATTGAAGCCAGAAATTTATATAGCCAAGTAGAAACGTTCAATGATGATCCACGAATTACCAATATTGTTGTAGTGACGCATACTGCACCGTTAAGACGATTCCGCTTTGTTCCAGATGATATGGACAAGCGACATTTAGGACGCAGTGGAAATAGTTTGATGCAAACTGTGTTATTAGCTAATACTAATCACAAGATTAAAGCTTGGTGTTTTGGTCACGAACATACTGAAATTGACGAAACAGTGGATGGTATTCGTTATATTTGCCACCCACGCGGTCGTCCCGAAGAAGGTATTGGAAGCGTTTACTTTCCAAAACTAATTAAAGTTTAAGATTCAGGTTCAATCTTTACATTAAGTGGAAAGCTGTTAGTGCGAGCAAGTATAGTAGTTTCTACTGCTTTGCTTTCTGCAATTTCAAATGGTAAAACTGCAACACTTGCACTGCCTTCATTATGAATTTTTTGAGTCAATTCAAAAGCAGTATCATAATTATGTTCAAAAATTTCTTGTAAAACCGCGATTACAAAATCAACAGATGTTACATTGTCATTCATGAAAATGACTTTATATTTTGGCGGTGCGGTTAAGTCATTGCGTGGTGCAATTTTAACTTTAGAACGTGTTTCTACTTCTGTGCTCATTTTTGCCATCATTTATATTTAACACAGTGGGCGGAATGCCCACTGTGATTTTATAGTATCATAGTTTTTAGGATTTTGCAATAGCAATTTTCTTTGGCTTTTGTTCCTCTGGAATATGAAATTCCAAATCAACAACAAGCAAGCCGTTTTGCATCTTTGCAGTCTTAACTTCCATATTGTCAGCAAGTGAGAATGTACGGATGAACTTGCGACTTGCAATACCACGGAATACAAATTCCTTGGTATCGTCGCTCTTAATTTCACCTGTAATTACAAGTTGGTTATCCTTAAGCGTGATGTCAATATCATCATCGCTAAATCCACTTACCGCAATTTCAATTTGGTAATTGGTTTCACTATTGCGGATAATGTTGTATGGTGGATAACTTTGCTGAACATTGATACTATTCACACGAAGCATATCATCAAAAATACGCTCAAATCCAATAGATGTACGGTGAAGGTTATCAAAAAGTTTTTGGTCGAAGACCTGTAGAAGGTTACTCATGCTTGTTTCTCCTTTATTAAGCGAGTATACTGTAGACGACCCATCATTGGCATCGTCTATATATATTTAGTAATTCATATGTCATTTGTCAAGGGTTTTCAACTTTTTTAGCATCTTTTTTTAACATTGCTCGAATTGTTGTGGCTGAATATGTTTTACCACTTTCAGTTAAAAAACCAGCATCTGCCAAAGCTGCTGCTATTTTTCTTAAAGATGGTTTTCTTTTTTGATCAGAATTTAATTTTCTTGCGTAGGCAACAGCATCTGGTGCAATAACATCAATTGGAAACCTACCTTGGCATCGTCCAGTAGTTTGTCTCTTTTTAACTCTTCCTTTTGCTAAATGAAAACTTTCCGACCCATCTGTTATATTTTCTAAAATCCCAGTTCCGAATATTTTTCTGCCATAGTGCCATATCAATCGCATTTCAATTTCAAATGCTTCTAGTTCGGATAAATTGTCTACAATAATATTGATATGTTTTTTATCTGTGGGAATTTCAACATTTTTGTGTTTTATCCAAGCACGATTATCTTTTCCCTTGCCAATATAGTAAGGGGTTCCATCTTCACGGATATATTGATAGACATAAAAACCTTTTGGTAAATCAGTCATTACTTTCCAAAAACATTGTTGACTTGATTATTTACACGAATAAAAGTTGTGCGTTTAGATAGTTCTTTTAGTGACTTGCTGCCCGTATAAGTTAGAGTGCTTCTTATTCCACCAAGAATATCTTGAACGGTATCGCCCACATCGCCACGATATGGCACAGCAACTTCTTTGCCTTCTGCTGCACGATAGGATTTAAGCCCACCGCTATGCTTTTCATTAGCAGATTTGCTGCTCATGCCATAAAACTTTACAAACTGCTGCGTAGTAAAGATATCGTCTGGTGTGCCATCATCTTGTATCCATACTTGGTTACTGCGAGTGGTTTGTGATACAATATCACCGCCGCCTTGATCGTGACCAGCTAAAAGTCCCCCCAACATTACGAAGTCTGCGCCAGCCCCAAAAGCCTTAGACACATCGCCAGGACAAGTGCAACCACCATCACTAATGATATGTCCGCCAAGCCCATGAGCAGCATCAGCACACTCAATAATAGCACTAAGCTGTGGATAACCCACACCCGTTTTGAGACGAGTAGTACAGACACTGCCAGGACCAATACCAACTTTAATAATATCTGCTCCTACAAGCAATAACTCCTCACACATCTCACCAGTGACTACATTACCAGCAATAATAATTAGGTCAGGATTTTCATTACGGAAACGTTTAATAAATTCTACAAATCGTTCTGTATAACCATTAGCAACATCAATGCAAACAAACTTGATATTATCTTTTGGCAACTTGCTTACAACAAGTTTAAACTTTTCATAGTCGTCATCTTTGATACCAAGTCCATAAGCCCAATATTCCTGAATTTTGTATCCAGTGCGACCAATCCATAGGATAAGGTCTTCTGTGCTATAATTTTTACGCAAACAAGTGAACATTCTATAAGTGGCAAGTTTTTCTGCCATTTCAAGCGTTCCAACGCCATCCATATTTGCCGCCATAATTCCTATGCCAGACCAATAACGATGACTATTACGAAATGTAAAAGTTCGTTCTAGGGATACTTCTTCACGGCTTGTTAAAGTGGACCGTTTAGGTAAGATTAGAACGTCGGAGAAATCCAACTTTTGATCGTTGATAATACGCATTATTCACCTATTGATTAACGAGCGATGCCGCTATTGCGAAGTTCTTTCAACTTCTTTTGCCAACGCTTGGCTGCACGAGCCTTTGCTTTCTTGCGCTTCATGCTTGGTTGTTCAAAGCGTTCACGCTCACGCAGTGTCTGGAAGATGCCATCTTGTTGTAGCATCTTCTTCATCTTGCGAAGTGCCTTGTTGACATCATTATTATGGACTTCTACAAAGAATCCACGTTGTTTAACATTTTCAAGTTCTGGTCGTTGTGACATTATTTTCCTCTTTGATATAATTTGTATGTTGTTGAATTAGCCAAGTATATATGTCAAAAGTTTGACGATGACAATATTCGGCAATCTTGTTGGCACCTAATGACCAACAATTAGGTTGAGCGAGCAAATAGCCTTTAAGCTGTTCTTTGTTGCCGCTAAATCGTGAATTTATTAGTGTAGCATAGGAATGCTTTTGTGCATTGATGCACCAGGCATCATCTTCATCTTTGCTACCATATAAAAATAGTGTAATATCTATTTCAAGATTATTGATAGTTGTGCTCAAGCGTTCTATATCGCTCCATTCAACATCAACAAGTAAAAGCTTGAACCGTTTGTCCAAGTCCATATCTGGTGCAGTTACAATACGACTATCGTTCATTGACCTAAACTATCAATAGCACTTTGTTCAGCAGTGGTCATATCTTCGTATTCAACTTCTCTGCGTTGTAATCTGCCCAATTGCCAATGCTTCCAATTTACATTATCAGTATAGCTTGTGTTTTGTTGTTTGTCAACAATAATCCACTCTGTACCATTCCATTTATATAAATTATTTGGCTGTGATACCAGAATAAAAAGCTGACCTACATATGGATTTTGTGGTAGGTTTGGTCCAACCATATCGGTATCTACATCAAGCAGATATGCTCGTGCATCAATGCCTGCTGCTTCTTCACGATATAATTCGCGTTCTGCTTTAAGTTGATTGATTTCTCGGTTCTTGCTATCTACTTCTTTTAGAAGTTGATCAAGAGCAACGGTTAAATCCATTAGGGTTTTGTTATCAGTATTGTCCACAATTTTTTCAACTTCACGAATAGTTTCAACAGGAACTTCAACTACTCTTTCAACGACAGTTTCAACAGGAACTTCAACTACTCGTTCAACTGTAGATACTGATGGAACTTCTACTATTTTTTCAACAACAACATTGCGATAAATTGGAACTGCTTGTTTAATAACACGCTCAACCACTTCTGGTTCACGATTGCGCAGTTCTTCTAATTCTGCTTGCAATTCTTCTGCACGAATAACAGCATCATTATTATATACGGTTACAATTTTTTCAACTGGAACTTCTACAATTTTTTCTGTGACGGCTATTTGTGGTTCGTGTTCTTTTCGGCGTCCAGCGATGCCCATTGTTGCACCGAGAACCAAAGAGACCGCAAGAGGATCAAAAACAGCAACAATACAAATAATAACCCATCGAACGGCTCGTTCAAGTAAAGACTTATCAACATTATCTCCGTATATTAGTTGAGCAATGTATTTAATTGGTCCAACTTCGGCTTCAACTTTTAGTTGTGCTTGATTAAGTTTAAGCTTTTGAGCATTCAAATCCTGTATGCGCTTATTGGTTTCATCAATAGTCTTGTTAGCCGCTTCACGGTCTTTCTTTTGACTATCACGCAGCTTGGTTGCTTGTGTAGTAAGAGTTGCTGTGCGATTATTATCTTTTGTAGCATTACTTGCACTGCCACTCAATAGACCATTGACTGCATCATCCATCTGTTTGATAACAGCCTGATTATCTTTAATTCGTTGTTGCTCTACCGCAAGATTCTGGTCAATTTGTTCAATAAGCAGTGTGTTATCGCCTACACTACTTGTGGTTTCAATATGAGCACGAGATAGGAATCCAAAGATACCCATACTTGTTACAAACATAAGCACGACAACAGCAACACAAAGATACCACTTAACAAGAAAATTTACACGGTTCCAGTTTTGGTGCAGCCATACAGTGGTAATAATTTTACCAAATTCTAATACGCCGCCCATAATGATAATAGGAATAACGGCTCCACTAAAGATAGCAGTTAAACCAGCAATACTATAATATGCAGCAACGCCACTAATACTAATTGCACTTAAAAGTGCTAAAATGTTTAAGAACATTATATATTTACCCCGTTTTCTACTACATACCAACCGATTTTTTTCAAATCTTCACGCACTTCTTCGTCAACGCTGCCTTCGGAAATATAAACTGCGTCATCGCTTAAACTTGCTGTATAATAGCGCATATAATCGCCATTAAAACTGCCTTCATATAAACCAGCAGCAATTCCACCAGCATATCGCCAACTGCAACTCCAACGCCAATCTGCTAAAATTGCAAGCACTTCTGCCTTTATAAATTCATTATTGCATAGCGTTGCATATAAATGCTGACAATATACATCATCGCGATGCGCTTTATTACGGATGTACTCGCTGCTATACAAATCTTTTTCTAAATCTGGCTTTTGTTCATCATCCATAAAAGTGGCTCCGAGATACATAATTTACCACGAAGCCACCCTATTGTCAAGACTAAAATTAAAAGTCGTAAGTTAAACCAACCATAATTGTAGCATTATCATAATGATTGCCTTTATCATAACCAGCAGTTAGTGTTAAGTTTGTATTTTTTGCAATTTGTTTTTTTGCAATAACTTTTACAGTTCCTACTGCGCCATAAACAGGACTATCACTGACCTTTGCTTGAACTACAACGCCGCTGTCAACTTCTTTTTGAATACCAACATAAGGCATAGCAGTTGTTGAGTTGCCAGTTTTTGGATTTTGTGCAAGAATAGCACTACCATTGCTGCCGCCATCGCTTACGCTACTATTGTTAACAACAACGCCAACAAATGGTGTCCAACCTAACAAGTCTTTTGGACTATACACAGCAAAGTCACCATAAACATTAGTTTGTTTTACTTTTTGGCTATTCATTAAACCAAATGATGGAATACTCACGCTATTGGTAAGTTCACTGTAAGCAACGCCGCCAGCAACTTTAATTGTAGCCCAAGGTTGCTTACTTAATACATAAGCAGTTGCGCTGCCGTTGGTGCCAGTTAAACTGCTGTTGTTATAGCCACTTGAAGATATTTGACCATAATAACCAGCAATACCAACTGTGTTATTATCAATAGTTTTTTGATAACCAAAAGCAATACCATCACTGCCAATATTACCACTTGCTACTGTGCCATAACTACCAGTTCCTATTGCCCAACTACCATTTGGTGTAGTAAATGGATCAACTATGAATAGGTTTTGATTTGTATAATCAATACCATCTTGCACACCAGTTATAGCAGCACTTTTTGTAGAAGTTACAGGAGTAGAAACTACTTGTGTGCCACTTGTTGATGAACTTGATACTTGATGTGTAATGACATCAGTTGAAACAACTTGGTTAGTAGTATTACTGGTTGTGACTGTTGCGCCATTAGCAGTAGTTGTTGAACCATCGCTATATGTTGTAACAGTAGTTGGAGTAGTATTTGTTACTGTTGTTACAGGAGTAGTATTTGTAGTTGTAGTTGTTACAGGAGTATCAGTTGTCACCGTAGTTGTATAAGGTGTTGATACAGTTGTCGTAACAGTTTGTGTTACACTTACATCACTACCGCTTCTGTTACTGTTGTAACCAACGCCCACGGTTGTTGTAGGTGTGCCACTTACAATAGTTGCAGTTTGAGTTGGTGTGCCATTTGTAACGGTAGTAGTTGTTGTAGTTGCGCCATTAGTAACAGTATTCACAACAATAGGATTACCAGGTGCAGTTCCTACGACAGTTACACTTGGAGTCCAAAGCATATCAATTTGATTGTTATTTTGTGTAATTGCCCAGTTGATATTTCCAATAGTGCCACTTGTTGCTACAAATGCGCCGTTAATACCACCACTTGCTCTAATAATGCTTGTGTATGGAGAGTTTAATGTAACATTAGTAGTTTGACCGCCAACAATTATTGGAACATAGGTTGCGCCACTACCAATAGTTAAGCCACCATTAACAGAAACTTGACTATATGATGGACCGTTGTATGATGTGCTTAACACACCATTGTCAACAAATGCACCATTGATAGTAGTTGTTCCTGTTCCGCTTACGAATGTGCCATTATTAGTTACAGTAGTTGCATTGATAGTATAACCAGTATTATCAGTTAGACTGCTATTTGCATTAATTGTAACATTGCCAATAGGTTGGAATGTAAATGCACGAGGAAAGTTACCATAAGTGCCAATAGGTGCGCTGGTGTTTGCAGTATCACCAATGTTACCTTGTAAGGTAGTAGTTGCTGCCGTTGCATTAGTTCCAATATTAACATTAGTTGCACCAGTAGCATCAGTTGAGCGAATAGCACCTACTTGACTGCCATTACCTAAAAAGTTATATGTGCCGCTTGTAGATAGTTGAACATCACCCGTAATAGTGCCAGCATTATTAATGATTGCGCCAGTATTATTTGTTCCTAAATTAACAATTGCCATACCACTGCCGCCAGTGATTGTGCCACTTGCATTATTATTAATAGTGCTGCCAGCAGTGCTGTTTAAGAAATCTACGCCAACATCACCAGTAATAGAACCATTGTTGTTGATAGTACCATTATTACCAACCAACACGCCTGGCATACTATTGGTTCCAGTTGGTGTTGCAGTAATAGAACCATCATTATTAAGAATACCGTTACCATAACCATTTATAATAACACCATCACCGTTAGTAACAGTAATAGTGCCAGTTGATGTATTATTAACTGTGGCTGTGCCTGTGCTGCCTGTGCCATTAAAAGATGCGACTATGCCGTGTGCTGAATAAGTGTTATTACCATTAGTTGAGCCACTTGTATTAGCAGTGATAGTTCCACTATTAGTAATTGTTATGTTGCTAGAAGTGCCAGTGCCTTGTTGAGCATTAATGCCAGTGCCATTATCAGTAGTAATTGTGCCGCCATTAGTAATTGTAGTTGAAGCAGAATTAGTAGTATTGATACCGTTGTTATTAGCACCTGTTATGTTAATAGTTCCATTATTTGTAATGGTAGTATCTGTTTGTTGTCCAAGAGTGAAAGTGGTCGTGGTTCCTGTAGGATTAGTGCTGCTAGTTGCTGCTGGTGCGCCAGATGGATTACTTACGTTCATAGTGCTATTATAACCACCTGCTTGACCACTTGTAGTTCCACCAGTTGCGCTTGGACCACCACCGTTTTGGTTAGCAACAAGACCTACAGTGCTTTGACCAGGTTGACCGCTACTATTAACGATACAGGCATTACTGCCACCCCATGCTCCCTGACATGCGCCAAAGCCTGGACTACTTGTCCAACCTTGTGCAGTTATGCCATTATATGGACCAAACTCTGGATTATAAACTAAGTTATTTCCACCATTAAGTGTAAGAGTTGGCGCACGATACCAAGGACCATAATCACCTGCCCAATAACTACCGTCAATACCATACATACTAACTTTTGCATAAGCAACAGTTGATGCTTGTTGTGAAGTTAGTGTTGCACTTGTTGTTAGTGTTGTCCAAGGCACACTAGGATCAATTTGTGGATTACCACCTAAAGCATTTGGATTTGGTAAATTGTTACTATAACTTGAATTAGTTGATGTAATCAACTGATTACTGCTATTATAAAATTCAATTTTAACGTTTGCTGTATCACTTTGACCAGCACGACCGCCACCGTTGTGTGCTAGCACACTAAAAGTAAAAGTTCCGCCACCTTGCATAGTGCTATCAAACACTACATATTGGCTAATTGTTGTTGTTACATATGCTGTTGCAATACTATTATAGACTGCTTGTGCATTTGCGTGAGGTGACGCAACGATACCTGCCATAGCTGCTATGGCAATTATAAGTTTTTTAAACATAATTTTTCCTTGATTTGATTATTTGTTGAAATACAAAAATAATTGAATCGTTGAAAAAACTATGTGTAATTGAATACGAAATATTTAGTCCAACATATATGACAATTCTGTTCCAATAAATAATATTAACAGGAGAATCAATTATGTTAGCAGACCAAAGCCTACCTGAATTAGCAGTTACTATGGCACAAATTGCCAACGCAGCATACCAAGATGATTGCAGCGAACTATTTGCAAGTCTTGGATTTAAAAAATCAAAATTTGTAGATCACACAGCACACGGACATGTTGCCGCAAGTGATACCGAAGTTATTATCAGTTGCCGTGGAACACAACCCACTCATATTAAAGACTTGCTTGCAGATTTAGATACTATTCCAAAAAGCCATGGTGTGGGTTGGGTTCATGAAGGGTTCCGCCGTTATGCTCGTTATATTCTTGATGATGTTTTAGATTGGGTCAAAAAGAATAAAGGCAAAGATATCTATGTTACAGGACATAGTTTAGGTGCTGCTATGGCACTTTATATAACACAAGAATTAGAATATGCTGGCTATCAACCAAAAATGCTTATGAGTTTTGGTCAGCCACGACTTGGCAATGATGCTTATGTTGCGCAAATTAAAACTACACATTATCGTTTTGTAAATTGCAATGATATGGTTACACATGTTCCACCAAGTGCGCTGCTATTCAAGCACCATGGAACACTTTGCTATATCAACTTTTATGGCAATATTCGTCCGTTAAGTCGGTATCAACGCTTTAAAGATAGTCTTCGTGCTCGCTGGCGTTGTTGGAAAAAAGGACAGATTTTTGATGGACTGTATGACCATAGCATGGGTCATTATGTAGAAAAACTTACCAATATTCGTGATACAGGACAGGATATAAACTAATGAAAAAGATAGCAGCATTACTTGCATTGACGCTACTAACTGGTTGTGATGCAGCAGATGTAATTCCAAGTTTTTGGGATGATAATCAAAGTGCAAGTATTATAAATGGCTATCAAGATATTGCAAATATAGATTGTGATAAACCGCAACTTGCGCAAGCAAAGGCAGTAGAAAAAGATTTACAATGGTTTTTACTTTATAGCCAAAGCAAAGGTATGATGCAAGGCGATGTTATAAAACTTATTACACCAATGCATGATACTGCAGTTGAATGGGTTGATCGAGCTTCAAAGCGTGAACCAAGCAAAACGTATTGCAATATGAAAAAAGAAATTATGTTAGCACAGGCACAATTAGCCGCAAGTGCAGTTTTAGGGAGATTTTAATGAACGAACAGTTAGACGCACTTATCAATAGTGGACGCCCATGGGCAGCACAACGCGCAGCTATGGCTAAACAACTTATTGAGCAACGCCAAGCAGGTCAGTTAGAAGCGGATGAATATCAAGAATTGCTTGGTGACCTTGTTGCAACCGATAAATTAGATGCAGTTGCCGATGACATTCAAATCAAGTCAATGCTTGTAAATGCAATCTATATTGCATCACAAATCTAATCGGCATCTTTGTAAAAATAGTGGTGTCCTATCTTTGTGGTAAATTTAAAACCTTTATCTTTAGAAGGTCTGTTATTAAAATATAGTGCGCCACCTGTTGGATCGACCATATAGGTTGAATATAGCACCATCATTGCTATGCTATAAAAATCCTGACTATTTTTATCTTTGTTTACTGACTTAAACGGAAAACAAATAAAAGTAAATTGACATTCAATGCCACGTCTTTCATAAACAATTTTACATGGTGAATCGGGAAACTTACCGCTTTGTAATCTATTGCGAATTACCCAAGCAATAGCAACTTGTCCACGATAGTCTTCACCACCAGCTTCATTTTTTACAGCTTGTGCCACACACTCACTTGGATTTTCGACAACAATAGGTTTTGGGGGTTTAGGGTCTTTGGCTAAAACAGGATAACTCACTGTTAAGAGCAGCGCCAAAGAGATTATAAAACGTTTCACATTTCTGACAGATTTATTCTGTTTCCCTTGGACATATTTTCTTTTGCTGGCAAGTATTGTAGATTTTCTAAAACATGTAATCCGCTGACATATTTTCCTCGCAACGGAATAATATGATCTACGTGATAACCTTCTGGACAATTTTTATAAAACTCTGCAATTGCTTCACGATCTGCCCAAGATGGTAATCTTTTTAATCTTTCCGCTCTTTCAAGTGCGTTTTTTGCTTTTACCTTTTCTTTATTTCTTTTTGCCCATTCTCTTACAGATGCTCGTCGTTTTTCTCTATTATTGTCAGCATGTTTGTCGTGCGCTTTTTTAACAATATCTTTTCTTAAATTTCGATAATATTTCATATAATCTGGATGATCACGAGGAACAGGTATTTCCTCTAATGTTTTTCTACTTTTATTATTAAATCGTTGCATACTTGTTTTTTTCATACAAGTATTTATACTAAACGATAATTTTGCAACCATTTCTGTTTCTAGGCTGGTTGCCCACCCAATGAATTACGCCGCTAGGCGCATTTCAAATGAAGCGTTATCATTCGCTGCATTTACTTTTTTGGTCTATAAAGCAACCAACCTACTATCTACTTCAACCCTTTCAACGTCAATCGATCCCTTGCTGGCCCATCAAAGATACATTGGGTGTTCGGAAAAACCTATTACACCATATTTGTTCCGACTATGGAAACCAATGTATCTATGGTGGACCAGGAGGCAGTCGAAGCCTCGTCTTGCCCGCCTATTAATTGCTATCAACGATAGTATATTATTTATAGCATAGAATATAGGTTATGTCAAGGGTTTATTTTTTCCCAATTGGACAAATCTGCCATAATATCATGAAATACAACACCAGTATGGATACAATCTCTTGCAAATGATTCTTGTTTTCTAGATTCAGTAAAAGCACTTTCAACTATTTCTTCATTTGGTAGATAAAGATTTGTATTATATTTTAGAGAAATATATTTTATTGCGTCCAAATTTCTTTCCCAAAATATTTCATTTTCATCTTCGGATACAAGAAAACTTTCATAAAAAACTTTTTTTATTTTATCTATTGTTGACTTTTTTTCTTTACGAATTATCCACGGTCCAAACAGATCATATTCAAAATTTTTTCTATTAACAAATTCCTTGCGATTTTTATAAATCGCAAGTATAAAGATATTTTTAGGTTTTAAAATTGGAACCCAAGAGCGCATTAAACGATATATGGTTTCTATTCCAGTTCCACCTTGTGCAAGATTATAAAAACAACCGCCCAACTGTTCGTTAATTTTATATGACCAAACATCTTTTAAATGCAAACCAATACCTTCTGTTATACTGCATCCTAAAAACATATTTCCATTTTGTGGATTTTTTATATCAAAATTATGTGGTGTTCTAAAACCATAATTGTTCAAAGAATAAATTATTTTATTATTAATCCAATTATTTTTTTCTAATAAATCTTTATTTTTTATTAAGTTTTCATTATATAATTCAACTGAATCTAAACCTTTGTAATTTAAAATTGTATTTGGTTCAGAGTAACTGTAAGAATAATTTTTAAAAAAATAATTTGTCATTGTTTCTTAAAAGTAGTGGTTTGACCATCTGGACCACTGCCGCCCCATGCAGCAGTAATATTGCGGTCCAGTGATGTATCAGTCACCTGCAACAATTGATTGAATACTGCGCTAAATTTACCAAGTAAACCATTAAGACTTATGCTGCCTAATAGTGTTGAACTTAACGCATCAATATTGCTTGGTGTGATTTGTGATAACAATTCCAGTGTGCCATAAACCATTTGGTCTGTGTTAAATGGATTATCATATTTTGTCGTACCAATATTACCATAAAGCATTTTGTTCATAATGCTCATGAGTGTTGCTACAAAATAATCATTATTATCAAGAACTAAACCACGTTCTGTTATTTGTGCAAACTGAATTTGTGAACGATTTAAACCAATAATATATGCTTGATTGCCAACAACAATAATATTGCTATCAACTGCTTGTTTTAACAAATTCAATCCAATACTTTCACGAACTTGTGGGCTTGTGCTATTCCATTGTAAATCATAATATGTTTCGTCAGCTTGTGCTGGCAACATTTGGCTTGGATTATATCCAGCGTTAATAAGTGCTGTGTTGCGAGCATCAACATAAATGTCTTGCGGACTTTGCGGAATATAAGCATCAGCAAGATTACTTGGAACGATTGGTAGATTTCCAGTATAAGCTGACAAATAGAATCCAGCAGGATCACGATAGTATTGACTGTGCGGCAATCTAAAGCGTTCTACATTGACACCAAGTGGTTCTAATGCAGCAGCATTGCGACCCATGCGCATTGCACCTTTAATTGCATCACCATACACATTATCAGCAGCAACTCGTTCAAGATATTCGCCAATTTGTCCATAGTTATTTTGCTGACCAAAGTATGGCAATCCATCTGCAAATACATAAGCACTTACAGGATTATTTTGAAATTCAGCAAATAGATTAATACCAAAATTGCTAATATTATTATTTTCTTTTAGTATTTGTGCACAACTTGCAGCATGTGCTTGTTCACAAGCATTGATTGCTGTTTGTATATTTGGATCACTTATGCCTTGAACTGCTTGCAATGCTGTTTCAATTTGTGCAACCAATGCCAACACAGCATCATCAAGTGTTGTATATGTCATACCATTTATAACAATAGTATCTGGACTTGATGGCTGACCATTACCGCCAGGATCGCCTGGTACATGATAACCACCTGTTAGTAGTGTTTGAAGTTGAACAACTAAAGCATTTAATGCTTGACCTTGTGTAGTATTCATTAGGTCATTGTTAGCAGCAATAATAGCTGGTAGCGTATCATTATGCACATAACCAGCAGCAGTTCCAATATAATCTGCCATTGTTAGTTCACCAATACTGCCGCCACCATAACCCCATGTTTGATTAAGTTTATCTGCTGCGGCAGGGTACATTGGTGTGCTCATTTGACTTAAATGGTTTAAATCAAAGCCAGCATCGGTTTTGCTTATAGCAGTGCCAACATCTTGGAAAGTTTGCGCTTTTGTAATACCAAGACTTATAAAGTGTTGACCTAAATCACTGAATGATTTACTTGGGCTTGTTGCCGCAAGAGTAGGACACATGTGATTTAAATCAGTAAGTTGACCAAGATGATCTAATTGAACACCAACATTAAATGCACTGCTTACTGCACCAACTGCTGCGGGACTACTTATATTATTCAAAATGCTTTGAACTTTTGTATCATTTAATGGATTATCAATGCCAGCAATAGGAATATTATTTTGCACAAGCTGTTGCGTTAATCCTGTTACACCACCTAACCCAGCACTTACAATTTGATTTGCAACATTACTTGGTTGCTGCAAACGCAGCAAGTTTGTTGTAGCAAATGTTCCTAAATTTGACAAATCGCTTGCTGCGGCTGGCAAATTACTTGTTAGCGCACTCATACCAAAACTAACTACACCATTATTATTAAGGAAATTTGCACCAAGACCGCCTGGTTTATTTGCGCCAAATGCAAGACCAGCGGCTTCAGCAGTGGCACCAATAACATTATTTGCAATACCACTATAAGCATTTGTCAAACCAATTTGTTGCATAAATGATGCAGTTCCGCCAGCAACAGCACTGCCAACCATGTTATTTGCAACACGATTAATCATGCCGCCTAATCCACCATTTGCCGTAAATTGTTGTATTGCATTTGGAAGATTAAGTGGATTTTGTAGAATACCATTGAGCGGACCCAAAAAGCTACCTACCGCACCATTGATAGCACCACCAATTGCACCACCAGCAAGACTTGTAATACTGCTTGGTAAAACACCAGTTAAACTTGGAAGAATACCGCTACCAACTTGACTTAATGCTTGGAAAGCACCGCCAGTAAGCTGATTGATAGGACCAGCAACTTGACCCAATGCTTGTGCTAAACCACCACCAAGCGCACCAGTTGCAGCTTGAAAAGCACTGCCCATAGCACCAGTAATGCCTGTTGCACCAAGCGCACTTGTTAGTCCACCAAGAACGCTGTTTAATCCCAATCCCAAACCACCAAATAAACCAGCGCCAGCAATAGCACTTAATATTCCCAAACCGCCACCAGCACAACCTGCACCACTGCCTGGTGCAGCACCCACAGCATTTTTTGAAGTTTGTGCACTTTGACCGCTGCCTGTTGCGCCTGGTGCCGTGCCAGTAGATGCTAATTGATATTCTGCTTGCGCACGATTAGCACGACCATTGCCATCAAGACCCAAAAATGAGTTATTGATGGCATCAGAATCACCACTTTGTGCAGCAGCAACACTATCTGTTAAACACTTGCTTGATGGTCCGTAGTTATATGCAGCATCAATATATGCAGCTTGTTGACCTGGCGTTAAATTATCCCATGCTGGTTCGCCAATGCGGTTAGCAATACCAGCACCATAAGTGCTTTGTATTTGTGATTGCATAAGTGTTTGTGCATCACTTTGACTGATAGTTTGACCAGGTTGAACAGGTGAACCATCAAGATTATAATGGCTACCATAGCCGATTGCCCAACCATTGACATCCCAATATGGTTGTGAACGAAATGCTTCATTCTGTGCAATAAAACTACTTGTTAAACCGATATCTTTGATTGTTGCCATTATTATCTCACATTAGTAGGTTTAAATGTAGGTGGTGTCCAAACATCACTGTTTGGATAATATGTATCAGCACGAGCATTTAGCAAACCTGGTATTGCAATAGGCGCACCAGTTGGCACAAGCTTTTTGAGTGCCATTGGCGGTTTGCGAATGTTGCTATTTTGGTTGCTGCTTAAATTATTATCAGGAGTATTTTTAAGCTGTGTAAGCGGTGTGCTTGCACTGAAATATGCAGATGCTGCGGAATAATTATCTGTTACTCGTGGAACAGCATTGCCATTGATAAACTTTGCTGCCAAATCAGCAGCAGTTTGCGGTATTAAATTTGTAGGTGGTGTATAAGTTTGAGGTGTTGCATTTAACACAGCAGATTTTAATTGGTCTGCATTGTTTAGTCCACTATGAACATAACTTAAATCTGTGCTAAATGCACTTTGATTGGTATCAAAATCTTGAATCACAAATGTTGGTGTTGTTGAATTAATTGAGGAACCAATGCTATAATTTGTATTAGCATTAGCTACATTACCAACACGTGTATAGATACTTGCTGGTAAATTAACTAACACACCAGTTACACTATCTTGCATAGGTGGATGGTAGTTATTCACAACACTTGTATTTGGTATTAGTCCACTTTGTGTCCAAGTTAAAAGATGTGTGTTAATTATAGACAAACCAGGAAATAGATTAGGTTCAGGCAGTGCACGACCAGGTCCAAAGTTAGTAGTAGCATATGTTAGTGGTGTAGCATAATACTGTAGATTAGAAACATTTGCTTGTGCATTTGCATCTATATAAAGACTTGTATTGCTTGTAATTAGTTCAACAGTTCCAACATAAGTGTTTGGTCCAACACCAGCATTGGCAATCCAAATTTGATCGCCGTAAGCTAAATCGTTTACAAATGTTGTGCCAATACCAGTAACAGTTTTACTATAGATATTGCTTGTAATATTGCCAGTAGTGTAATAAGTGTAGGTGTAAGCATTTGGCGATACTGCGCGATAGTGAAAACTTGTATTAGAAAGTGCTAAATTTGCATTAGTGCTTAGTAATAAACTTGTATTACTAATAACATATTTTACATAACCAACAAAAACATTACCAACATTGCCAATTACACTGCCAGGTTTTAATTGTGTAACAAAATTGGTTCCACTGCCAAAAACATTGGCATTGCCAGTAAATGATGTAATTGTTCCTGTGCCAGTAGTATAATTGCCTAATGCCATTAAATTGGACCTATCAGCACATCGCTTTCATGTGGTATTGCATTATGACCTAATCGTTCAAACACACCAAGATAACCAAGCGGTCTACCGCCTACGAGAATACTCGGAGCACCTGTAATGATAGGATTTGGTGGATGTGGATGACGTGGATCAAAACCTGGGTGCGATGTATACATATCACCAATACGGGCAGCGGGTCTACCGTTAATTAAAACGCTATAGTCGCCCATAAAATTAACGCCGCCGCCTGTATTAAAATTTCCTACTTTGGTTGGAATTGGCATCGACTCTCCTTTAAACAGAAGTCGCCAGCGTCAATCCTGTAGTTTTTGCAAGATATTGCGTGGCGATATCACTTTCTGTTTTTCCAGAAAGTGCAACTGCTCTTTTATTTAACACTACTGGTTCGTTAGGTGAAACACTAAAAATCGCAGGTGCTAATCCAAATCCATTTGGTGTAGAAATCATAACCAATGGTTTAAGTAGAGTGTATGTAGTTGCATCACTTTCACTAACACGGCTAATGATTTCTTCGCCAGTGACAGTTTTGAATGTGTATACTGTATTCTTATCAGTCTTGTTGATTAACATTTTTTCTTTCCTGCAATTCGTTGTATGATAGTTTACTTAGACCTGTATAACCACCCTCTACTAAAAGTTTGTTGTTATAATAAATTTGTGGAACTGTTTTATGTCCTTCGCTTTTCAACCAATTACGAACACCGTCTTCATTGATATCAACTTCGTTATATTCTTCGTTCCAACTTTTAAGTCGCTGCTTTGCACCATCGCAATATGGGCAGTTATCTTTTGTATATAGTGTAATCATTTATTTTTTCCTCGTTGTCTTGGGTGCTTCCACTTTGGTATTTCTGGTAATTTGTGTTCTTGTTCTACGAATCTTTCACCAGTTTTTACCAATTTGTTTAGTAATTTTTCTTTTAATTTATCTTCGTGAGAATCCATTGATGATAGGCTGCGATCTTTCTTTCTGCCGCCACCTACATAAAATGTATTTTTACCACTACGATTATCTGTAATTTTCGCCATTTTCTATCATACTCGGTTTTTCTGGTCGGTCGGCGCAATAATCACATTCTGAATCATGACATGTTTTTTCCAACCATATATCACATGCTTCACAATAATAAGCATCGTGTTTTTCATTATATTTTTTATCGCTATTACAAATTTTGCATTTCTTCACAGACTAAATCCACTGAATGTATTTTTATCAACATCTTGCTTAGTACCACCCATAACATATGAACTTAAAACTACTTCTTGCGGAGCCACCTGAACATCTGCACCAGCAATCCATTTTTGTGTCCAAGGTAGCGGATTATTCTTTGTAGGATATGGCTGACCAAAACCAACTGCTTGCATACGCTTGTTTGCAATAAACTCTACATATTCAGCAAGTAATTGATAGTTCAATCCAATCATAGAACCATCCTTGAATAGATACTGCGCCCATGCTTTTTCTTGATTGACCGCATCATCAAACAACTTAATCGCATCTTCACGACATTCTACTTCAATCTGCGCATAATCTGGATCATCTTTTGGTAGAATCTTTAACAGTGTCTGTGTGCCAGCAAGATGTAGATTTTCATCACGAGCAATAAACTTAATAATCTTAGCATTACCTTCCATCTTCTTCAATTCGGCAAATGCCCAACTACAAGCAAATGAAACATAGAAACGAACACCTTCAAGAATGTTCACACTCATAAGTGCAAGCCAAAGTGCTTTCTTATGTTCATATGAATTTGTTTGCTGACCAAGAGCATGATTATTATTCATTTCAATTAACTTGTCATAAAGCGCAGTAATATCGCCAGCACAATCAACAATCTCTTGAATGTCCATCATTTCATCAAATACTTTTGATGGATTGGCATACACATTACGAATGATATGTGTATAAGAACGAGAGTGAATAGTTTCACTAAATGTCCAAGTAGTAATCCACGTTTCTAATTCTGGCAGTGAACAAATAGGACCAAACGCCACTGCTGGCGCACGACCTTGCACAGAATCAAGTAATATTTGCCTTTTAAGATTACTTGTAAAGATATGTTGTTCATTTGCCGTCAAATCCTTAAAGTCTTTGGCATCACGAAGAATATCTACTTCTTGCGGTAACCAAAAAAATCCTAATTGTTTTTCAGTAAGTTTTTCAAATTGACGGTATTTCAAGGTATCATAGCGTTGAATACTTACTCCGCCATTGGGGTCTAGGAATGCTAGAGATTTTGTGTGGTCACTCTTATCATTTGCGTCAAATACTGTACTCATTTTTTACCTTTTTTATTATTATATCATACTATTTTAGATAGTGCAACTTTCGCACGAGTCCTGATCATCAAGTGTATCAACAATGGTATTCATTGGTTGTTCTTCGGACAACTTATTGATATCAATCTCGCCCTGACCATCATATGTGTTGAAATAATACAAAGTTTTAATTCCCAGCTTATAGCACATAAGCAAATGACCAATCATAACACTCATTGGAATCTTTTCATCTTCATAGAATGTTGGATTATAACTTGTATTTGTAGAAATACTTTGGTCAATATATTTCTGTAGGATAGCAACAAGTTTTAGATAACCTTCTGGTGACTTTTGGTCCCATAGTAATTCATACTTGTTCTTTAATTTACGGAACTCTGGCACGACTTGCTTCAACACGCCATGCTTGCTTTGCTTTACAGAGATAAGTGAACGTGGTGGTTCAATACCATTTGTAGCATTAGCAACCTGTGCACTAGTTTCTGCTGGCATAAGTGCCATAAGTGTGCTATTGCGGATACCATGTTCACGAAGACTTTCACGAAGTGATGCCCAATCCATGCGCTCCACATGTGGAACAAGTTCATCAACTTCTTTTTTATATGTATCAATGGGCAGAACGCCATAGCCATACTTTGTTTCATTGCTCTTTGGTGCAGCACCCTTTTCAATAGCAAGTTGGTTACTTGCCTTGATAAGATAATAACTCCACGCTTCTGCATACTCATCAACTAATGCAAGCGCACGAGGATCACTATAACTCGTGTCATTCTTTGCAAGGAAGTAAGCAAAGTTAATGATACCAACACCCAATGGACGACGGTTCATTGTGCTTAACTGTGCTGCAATGACTGGATAGTTCTGATAGTCAAGTAGCGCATCAAGACCACGAACAGCAAGGTCGCACATCTTTTCAAAGTCTTTTGGTTCTTTTACATTGCCCCAATTGATTGAACTAAGTGTGCAAAGTGAGATTTCACCATCTTCGTCAAAGATATGTTGTAGTGGCTTTGTAGGCAGTGCAATCTCAGCACACAAATTACTTTGCTTGATTACAGCTTTACTTTCAATAAACGCACCATGTGTATTGGCGTGGTCAACGTTCATTAGATAGATGCGACCTGTATTCTTGCGTTCTTCCATGAACTGTGAAAATAGGTCAATTGCCTTATAAGTCTTCTTACGAATCTTTGGATTCTTTTCTGCTTTTTCATACAGTTCTTTGAACTTGTCTTGGTCAGCAAAGAATGCGTCATACAAACCAGGTACATCGCTTGGTGAGAAACAAGTAATGTCACCACCACTTAGTAGACGCTCATACATAAGTTTGTTAAACTGAACGCCATAATCCATCTGGCGAATACGATTATCTTCTGTTCCCTTATTGTTTTTGAGAACTAACAAATCTTCTACTTCATAATGCCATAGCGGATAATAAAGAGTAGCAGCACCGTTGCGAACGCCGCCTTGTGAACATGATCTAACTGCTGCTTGGAACATCTTATAGAATGGAATTAATCCTGTGTGAGAGGCATCACCTTTGCGAATAGGAGAACCGATAGCACGAATAGAACCTGCTCCAATGCCGATGCCAGCCTTTTGTGAGACATACTTAACAATGGCACTACTTGTAGCATTGATGCTGTCTAGGCTATCACCAGTTTCAATCAACACGCATGAAGAGAACTGACGCTGTGGTGTGCGAAGACCAGCCATGATTGGCGTTGGTAGTGAGATATCATGCTTGGAAATAGCATCATAATAATCACGAACATATTTTAGGCGAGTTTCTTGTGGATACTTGGCAAATAGGGTTGCAGCAATAAGAGCATAAGCAACCTGTGGTGTTTCCATAATTTCGCCAGTAACACGATTTTGAACCAGATACTTTCCACGAAGTTGTTCCATTGCAACATAAGAAAGCGAACAATCACGATCATGGTCTACAAATTTGTTAATAGTTTCCCATTCTTCTTCGGTATAATCGCTTAGAAGATTAGAATCATAGAAACCGCTTTCAACATTTTTCTTAATAATATCAATAAGTGGCCAAGGATGATAATCACCATAAACTTCTTTGCGTAAATGATAGTTGACAAGACGGCCAGCAACATATTGATAGTTGGGTGCTTCTTCGGAGATAAGATCAGCAGCAGCCTTGATCATAGTTTCTTGGATTTCAGTAGTTTTAATATTATTATAAAATTGTATTTGACTTCTTAATTCTAACTCACTCGCACTTACACCACTGATATTTTCTGTTGCCCAAAATACTACTTTATGCAATTTTTCAATATTCAATGGTTCTTTGCGACCATCACGCTTAGTAACGTTGATTGCCATTTTCTAATCCTTATATGTGTAACTGTTTTGGTGTAACCGTTGTAATCAATTCCGCTGAAGGGCTGATATGAAGGTTATTTACAACCTGTCCTTCCAGGTAATTAAGCGTATATAATCCATTCTCGCATCTGACTAAATTGAGATACTCGTGTTGAGCACGGTCACGATAAATCTCTATTACTATACTATCCCTTTTTTCATAAGAAGTAAAGTATAAAGTATAAAAAATACCCAGTGCACGGGCAGTATCATCATAAATTCCATCACTTATAAGAGTCCAAGGATCAGGCCAATATCGTGGATCATCAAACTCTAGAAATGAGTCTATGATAGGGCATTGCTGCCATGCATCTGCGACAATGCGTAAATGATTTGTATTGACGCTCTTGCGAAAATTTCGCCATTCTATGATATTTTGTGTGGAACGACCAGCATTAAACCAATTAGAATAACTCGTGGTATCTGATAGCATAATTGAGTAGACCTGTTCCATTTCCATCTGATGTATAAGTTATGTCAGTTCCATTATAACCGAATGTTATACCAACATCACCAGATTGAGAGTAGTCATCATCTATACTATAAACACCGCCACTTGTCAAGCTTAATTTAACTGTACCAGTTCTTATTTGGCTATTTCTTTGAATACCATAATCCATGAATATTACAGTATTGCCAGCAAATCCATCATAGGTGCTATTGATAACAGCAGTTGTGCTTGCAGTAATATTGGTGCTACGACCACTATATTGCTGTAACGTTCCGCTACGCAAATAGTTTGCATATGCCCATTCAACTGTTCCAACAGTTTCTGTAATAACATCATAGTCAGTTCTATCAAAGTTATCACCAATACTGGCACAACCAATTGCAGTGCTTGCCCAATAGATGGCTTCTACTTGTGGATTTGCCACACCGCCATTATGGTCGCCAACATCTGAATAGTAGTTGTTAAGGCTAACAAAATTTGTGCAGTTAGATGCATATACACCATTAGCATAAACAAGGTTCATATAACTATTGCTTAATGTTAATCCTTTTGCACTTGTGCCAACAAGATAAACGCCATAATAAAGATTTGTAAATGTGCAACTATCAAACAATCCATTAGTTGTATAATTATTAGCTGGCACATAGATACCAGCATTAAAACCACTTAATGAACAATCCACAACATTGATATCTGTATCATATGTTAAGCTTTTTCCTAATAGTTTAATGGCAGCAGTGGTATTTCCACTTATTGTATCAGTAGCGGTTGTAACATTTGAGAAAGGACCAATAAATCCAACGCTTTGAAGCTGAACACTATTAGCACTATCAATGATGATACCATCTCCCAAGCTTCGCAATGACATATCACTTACTGTAATATTGCTTGGCAATTGTGCGCCATTTAAACCAATTTGATTTTGAATTTGTTGCAAACTATCTGCCGTATACATAACCCAAGTAATATATGGATAGATATATGGATTTGCGGTCTGTGTAATTGTAGTATTAAATTCGCCTTCGCCACTCAATCTTGCATTAGTTGGAACATTTATACTGCCACTTACAATATAGTTACCAGCAGGAAAATACAATCTCTTACGTGCTGACAAACTTGTTGGACGAACATACAATTCATATAGTGCACGGTTAATAGACTCTGTATCATCAGTGACACCATCGCCTTTTGCACCAAAGTCTTTGACGCTTACAAAATCATCAAGTTTCTTTTGAATACTACGTTGTGTAGTTGTTCCGCCATAGCTAAAGCTTTGACTTGTCCAACTAACGCCATTTAGACTATAGGAAATTTGTCCATTTGCACCGACAGCATAATATTTGCTGTTAAAATAACCTAAACTTTCAGTTGTAGAATTTAAAATTGCAGAGGAATTATGCCAATATTTTACTTGATTTGTAGCACTATACACATAACCATATGCACCACTTAAAATATTATAATAATTTGAAGGTATTAAACTATCTACACCTGTTGCAACATCATGTAAATCTGGATACAATAAGTTTGCACCATAATATACTGTAGTAGTTTTATAAGTTGAATCATCTTGACTGGTAAGATATGTAAGTGAATTATCACCTACCACAAAGAAATATGTGCTTGCATAAACAGCACTCAAGAAATTACTATATGTATTTGTTGTCTTGGTATACCAACTTGTTCCATTAGAACTAATTGCTATTACACCATGATCACCAACTACCATCCAAATACTGATTTGACTGCCGCCTGGTGGTGTAAATGTCAAATACATAATATTATTAAGGTCACTTAATGATACTGTGTTACCTAATGGGTCAGTAGCAGTATTTGTAATTGCGCTTATCCAAGTGCCAAATGATGTGCCATTTGTGCTACTAACACCAATACCACCAACGCCAGCAGCAATAGCTTTATATGTTCCGCCACCAAGATTAGCAACAGTTACTGTGCGCAAATCATTTGTTGTTCCGCTGCTTTGTGCAGTCCAGGTAACATAGTTTGGACTTGTAACAATAACACCGCCAGCGCCAACCGCGATCCATGTTGATCCTGCGCCTTTGGTAACAGATAGCAAATTGTTAGTAGTACCGCTTGTTCGTGCAGTAAAGGTTGTGCCATTGGTGCTTGTTAAAATAACGCCACCATCACCAACAACAACCCAAGTGGTTCCATCAAAATAAACACTGTTTAATCCAGTTGTTACACCACTGGTGCGACTTGTCCAAGTAATACCATTACCACTTGTATAAATTCCACCGCTACCAGTCAATGCAGTAAACAATCCAGCACCATTATTATAAATGCAAGTAAAGTTTTCTCCTGTTCCTACTATGCCACCTTGAGTGCCAAGAACATTACTATAATAAACAAGTGATGCTGTGCTACTTTGATATACATCACCCCAACTTGTTATAGCATAAGCATTAGTTCCATCGGTTGTGCTGCTTGTAAACGCATCTACGAGTGCACGAGACCAAGTAGTTCCATTTGTGCTATAATAAACTTTGTTTTTTGTGCAGGTTGCAACAAAGTTACTGCCACTGCCGTCAACAATATAACGCAGTCCAAGAATATCATAATATCCAACAGTTTGGCTTGTCCAAGTTACGGCATCGCTACTGGTGATTATAGTTCCGCCTTTACCGCCAGCGACAAATGTGCTGTTACCATAAGCAATTGCATAAAGTGGAACGCTTACTGTGCTTGTTTGTAGAGACCAAGTTGTTGCATTATTGCTTGTATAAACTTGTCCAAGTTCAGTAACCAATACAAACTTGCTAGCAGCATAGGTTACAGCATTAATATTTGTATATGCAACTGCACCACTCGCTGACCACACTGTGCCATTAGTAGAATATATGACAGTTCCATTTGCACCAACTGCGACAAAATAGCCACCACCATATGTTATATCTAATAAATCTTGGCTTGTTCCACTGATTGTGCTGGTCCAAGTAGTTCCGTTAGTGCTGGTAAGAATATTGCCACTTGTTCCAACTACAACATAGATTGTTCCATTATAAGCAATTCCATTATAAACAGCTTTTGCATTACCAGTCTGCGGATTATAACCAGCATCGGTATTTTCAAAATTATAAAGATTGGCTAAGTTTAGAATATCACTGTATTCTGTGAGAATTTCAGTATTACCAGCTTGCGGTGCGCCATCTGTAACTAAACCATTACCAATAAAAAGGCGACGTTGGTCAATTACATAGCCTAATTCTGCTTTGGCTAATTGCGGTAGATTTTCTAATAATCCGCTACGATGTTGTATACGGCTAATTTGGACGATTGACATGCATATCTCTCACTATAGAGATATTTATGGTTTATCTACATAGAATTGCCAAACTCTATCCCACCAAGCACCAGTCCAATGCTCAAATTCATCACCAGTAATAACCCAACGCTGTGGTTCGCAATCTTTGCTGCACATTAAGATTACTATTTGTTTGATATCCGTACCAAAAACCTCATTGTGAGCAGCAGCATATGCCGCACCTTGCATAAAGTAGTCGTGAATCCACTCTGTTTTCTTAGGTTTGTTAGTTTGTTTATAGTCAATAATACTTGGTTTACCATTATACACACCTACAAGGTCAGTAGTACCAGCATATAATTCAGGATAATATAATCCTGTTTCCATGCCCCAATATTCTTGTAGTTGACCTTTAAGATATTCATCAATAATTGTGGTTGCCATCTTTGCACCTTGTTGGTGCACGGTATTACTACCACTTTTTAACTCGCCAAATTCAAGCCAATTTTCAAGTTGTTTGTGCATACTTGTTCCGCGACCAGCAGCTTCTGTAGTAATAGCCTGTGCTTTTTCAACACCAACACGCTGCTTCCATTCACGAAGTGCTTGGACTTTTTCTTTTGGTTTAGTTTTGTCAAGGATAGTGGTTACGCTTGGAACAATATCGCCAGTAGGAGTTTGGTAACGACGACCAACTTCGGTTTCTTTGCGCACAATTGCTTTATACTCATATAGCGAATTATGCTTTACATAGGAATTTGCCATTCTTTAATTATAACACAATCTTAAGGATTGTCAAGTTAAATTACCAACTAATTTGCCAACTGATATGCTGACCATCTGTCGAAACACGGCTAACAGTATATCCCAAACGAGCAAAATTGTCTAATACAGATTGCATTGAACCACTTGCCAATGCGTTAGAAACGCTTGTTTGCCAAGCGTTATAATAATTGGTATCAATGGTCATTGGTGTTCCAATAACAACATTGCCAGCAAAAGGCGTTTGTGTGGTATTTGACACAGTTACATTTATATTGCCAGCATTTACTGCCTTTAAAATATTAATATTCAAAAGTGCAATTTCAGTTTCAACAATTGAACTATCTATACTTTGGATTCTGGCATTGGTTGCTGTAAACATATTATTTTTCCACTAATATTTAGGATACACTTTTACTTTTTGTCTTGCCGCCTTCTTGACGTTTGCGTCTACCAGCACAGTGTGCTTTTTGACTAAATCCTTTTGGATGACTACAATTTATACTTTTTTTGTATTTTTTACTCCATGCCTCTTCAATCTTTTGCATGGATTTTTTAACTTTGTATTTCTTACCATCTACGATAAAGTAATCAAGACCGCGTTCACGTGCAGTTCGTAGTGCACCACTAAAAGCATTTCCTTCACTTAAACTTAAATCATTATCAACAGCTTGTAAATGTGCATCATTGAGTTTATCCAAATCGCCTTCATTTCGCAATAGTTTAAAGGCTAAGTTTTCAACGCCAAACTCACCTTCATTTTCTAATCCACTTTGACGCAACTTTTTGATGCGTTCTTTAAGTCTCTTGATTGTATGTCTATCACCACTTTCAACGGCTTGGTCAATTTCAGCGTGTAAGTTTTCAAACTTATCTTGTATGTTTGTTGTATCAGGATTAGCAACTATTTTCTTTGGAAACTTTACCCAATTGTCATTGTATACACTATAAATTCCGTTGCTGATATGTTTCTCATCGCTACGTTGAACATAGACTTCTACTGCATGACCATAGATGTTAATATCATGCTGATCATTAAACGCACCTTTTTTTGCCATAAACAATTGGTCAAGGTCTGCTTCACATGGTCCTTTCGCATCTGCAACAAGATGCAAGTCTATATCACTGTTACTATTATAATTGTAACTGGCATTGCTGCCGCTGATAGTAATATCAGTGAGTTGTAAATCAGGAATGTTTATAAAATCAACAAATGCTTTTGCAATTCTGAATAGCGCAAGACGCACTTCTGGCTTAAGGCGATTGTTTTGCCATAAATCAGGATTTAACTTGTCATGGAATTTTGTAAGTTGTTCTAAATCACCAATGCGCATAGTGTATTTAGATTAAAAACGTGCTGCTCTTGCAGCCATTTTATCAACAGTTGCACGTTCTGGACTGCGACCATCGGCAATATCTACTTCTGGTTCTGCTGTTGGTTCTGCACCCATACCCATGTCTGGATTCATATCCATGTTTGGTTCTGGTGGCGGTTCTTGACCAATATCTTGGTCTCCAAGATTTTCATCTTCATCTTCACTGCTACCAATTGTCAATGAATCTTCATCATAGCTGCCGATTAATTCATCAAGTGCTTTATATTTTTTCTTAAGACCATCCAATGTGCGCCAATCAAATGGATAACCTGCATTGTTCATTAAGTTGGTGACATTTTGCATTGGAATTTTTGCACCAGGTTCTGTTTTACTTTGCAAGAATTGCAAAATTGTCATCAAGGTTCCCACTTGACTACGAACAAAGTCTGGTGCAACTTCCAAGAGTTTCATTATTAAACTCTCTTACCGCGACCTAATTCGGCAGTTCCACCAGTTGCACTATCTGCTGTTGCTAAGTCTTCGCCGCCATCGCGTGGTGGCATTGGTGCTTCACTACCTTGTGCATTCATATCGGGAGCAGCACCCATATCCACACCACTCATATCCATACCACCCATATCTGGTTCGCCCATAGATGGTTGGTTATAAACGCCACGTGCTGCATTATCTAATGTGTCACGAGCATGATTTGCAGAGTCTAATAAACCTTGCAAGACTTGCTTGGTTGAATCATTAAATGAAGTAGCTTGTTCCATACCAATTTCGTCTTTCATAGCACTTACAAGTGCTGGTAGTTGTTCATTCTGCATATCGCTAATTTTTGCAACGATATCCTGCACTGTATCAGCAAGGTCACGTGCTGCCATAGTAACACGAGCCTGTTCAATTTCACCTTCTGTAAGGGCTGGTGGAAGTTGATAGCTTTCATTCTTTGCCATCTTTGTAGCAGTTGCATACATAACTTCTTTGCCACGCTTGCCATAACGCTTTTCAAAATCACCGCTGCGCTTTTTAAGAGCCTTTGCATAATGCTCACGCTTCTTTAATTCTGCTGGTGTTAACTCACGCTCATTAAGAGTTACCATGCAATAATCATTAATTGCTTGAAGTTTTTCTGCAATAATTTTACGACCTTGTGCCATTTCATTTTTCCATGTTTCTAGAACTTTTGATACCATAACCGCTTCCATATATTGTGGGTTACGTTCTGCATGATGAACTTGTGAACTCTTGCGAATAGTGTTCATTTTGTTTTGTAGTGTTGACAACATAGAATTGACAGCACCTTCTTTAAGCTGGCCAAGATTTAATTGCCACTTATAAACTTTTGCCAACTGTTGATTAAGTTCGCTGGCAGATAAATTATTAAACTCATTCACAAACATCATGATGTCCTTGTTTAAGTTATTTATTGCAAACCGAGACTTTTTTCTAATTCTCGCAATTGCTGATCTAATAACTCAAGGTCATTCTTTGTTCTACTAAGCCTATCAGCTAAAACTGCATTATTTGATTTTTTAATTCTTATTGAATAATTGTTTTTGTCTTCTAAACATATATCTAATTGCTGATCAAAACCATACATCTTGCTGCTGTCTGCACTTCTTTTTTTGCTTATCAATGCTGCATATAGAATAGCAATTCTGCGTTGTCTAAAACTGGAAACAGTTATTTTATCTTTTTCAACAACCCACTGACCGCTGTTTTCTTTAACAAAGATATTATTGACCATAAAACCATTACGCACTGACTTTACAACAATCACGCCTTTTGTAGGCAGTGAGTTGTAAGAATCAGTGATAAATTGCGTAATTTTGTTGAAGTTGTGTTTTTCGCTGTTCATATTGTAATTATAGATGACAGCGTGACACTTGTCAATTAAATATGCGATTTTGCAATATAAATTACAAGTCCTACAAGTGTAGTTAATAGTGAGCCAATAATGCCAACGCCAATGCCAACGAGTTTTTTGTAAGCCAAAGTTTCTTTTTCGATCAACATAGATTTGATCTCGCTGACTATGGACTCAACTTTTGCAAGTCTTAATTCCATAGTATCCATTTTATTCTCCATTTTATCATAACGCTCTGCACAAAGATCAACATGTGCTTCCAAACTTTCGCGTTCGTTTTTATAAATGGTAGTCATACTAATCCCCACAGAGCATTATTATTTAATAATTGATTTCATCAATAAAAGGCTGATATTTTTATTTATAGTATCAGTTAATATAACTTTAAGGGGCATTTTGATAGTTTCATTAAGTCCGCATATAATTGGAACATGATTTATAATTTTTTCTAATTCACTTGTATCGCTTGTTTTGTTATCTTCAAAGTCAAATATCCATACATTATGAAATCCACTATAGGATTCTCCAAAATTTAATCCATCCACATCACGATAGATTTTTTTTGGGTAACCCAATACTTCAAAATCAGAATATAAACTTATTGATTGTAATAGACTTGTCCAATTTTTATTAATACTAATTTCGTTTCCCAAATCTATTAAACTAAAACATCTTATCATATTACTATATAGACAATAAAAAAGGGTGGGAAAAATCCCACCCTCTAATAGGTTGTATCCCACAACTGGTATTAGGAACCAGCGTATGTGATACGGAAACCGTTGTTAACAACAACTGAACCACTTGCGTTAACGTTGTTGTTACCATAGTAACCAGCACCGTTACCACCGTTGCGGATCATGCTCTGAACAGTAGAAGCAATACCTGCGTCAGTTGATGAAAGACCTTCTGCACCTTCAAGTAGAAGTGAAAGGTTGCCGTTAGTGTTTGCTTCAACTTGGTAAGCAAGAATTGTAGTGTTTGCAGCAATTGCCTTTAGAATGCCTTCAACTGCATAGTTAACACCAAGTTCTGCCTGTAGGTTAGCCTTGTTCAAGCTACCGTCTTGAATAACGATTGCAAGAGCAATTGGGAACTTACCAATAAAGCTTGCACCTGCAGCAGTTGAGATAAAGCCCTTGCCGTCACCGACAGCACCGACTGAACCATTTACACGATAAAAATCTGCCATTTTATTTCTCCAAAAATATGCGTTATTATTACGCTAAAGGTATTTATGTTTTAAGGGGGAAATAACACAATAATGGTATTATTTGCTTTCGTTTATTTTACGAAGTCCACGAACAAATTTCTGCGGTTCTTGTGTACGTATGCTATTCAATAAACGGCGTTCTAATTCTTCTGCTTCTGGTGTATCATATGTTTCACGAATTTGATTAATCAAATTAATAGCACTGTTGATGATATGATTGGCACGGCTTTCTAAAACCAAACCATTATTTTGACTAACAGTCATTGAACTAAGTTCGTCAAGAATAGAACGGGTTTGTTTGCGCAAAATAGTAGTACTCCAAAATTATTTAGGGTTTTTTAAGCTGTTTCCAATTTACCACAAGTAATGTCGCACTGTATTAAGCGACCATCTTCTATACTTGTTTTAGTCCAAGCCGATTCAACTTTACTGAACCAACCTATAGCTTCTTCAAGTGTATTTTCATGTAAACTATTATTTTTAACCAATGGTGCTATTTGTTTATTAATAAATCCGTGCCATCCTTTATTATAAGAATGAGGTGAAAATCCTGTAAAACAACATGGATAAACTCTGCCATCGGCTGCAATATAAATTGATCTTTTATTTTTTGTGCCACAACTTATTGTTCTATTTGGATCATAAGGCGGAAAGTTAAACTTGTTGTCTGGTTGACCATGAAACTCTATTATTTCTTCAATATCAGTGCTTGCATTCCAATCACCCATAACATGCACTAAATTCCCTTTACGATCAAAAACTGGTCCACTATTTCTACCATGATCTTGTAAATTAAAACTGCGAAATCCATACTCAATACTTTTTTGTTTCGCCTCTTTAATTTGGTGTTTATTATGGTCAAATTTAATCATTTTCCATATAGCAAAACCACCAGAAGCCATATAAGTTTTGGCATTTTCTATAATTTTATTGAAATCTGTATCTTGACGATATAGATGATGCGTATCTTCAAGTCCATCTAAACAAAATTCTGTTCTTGTATTTTTAAACTTTCCAAGTTCAGTCCAAAATTCAGCATTTCTTGCACTGCCATTTGTGCTTATTTGCACAAATAAACTTGGATTATGTTTTTTAAAATATTTTAGTATATCTATACTTTCTAAATTAGCAGTAAAATCACCAAAATTTCCATTAACTAAAATCATACCTAATTGTTTTATAAACTGTGGGCTAAATGATTTTTGTATGAGTGCCAACGATAAATTTGTTTCTTCATATCCACGATTATATGGATATCCATATAAATTTCTTGGGCATAGTGGACAGCGAGCATTACATAAACTGCTGAATTCCATGTGAAGATGTTGTATTTTTTCTATCTGGATCATGTTTCAAATAACCAAGGATATATTTCAGGAAATACTTTTTCAAACGATTCTTTTCTGTAATTATCGTGTAATTTAATATTTTCTTTAAATTTATTTAAAAAAGAACTGTCATCTGAGTCTACCCATTTGCTTATATTTTGTAAATCTTCATGTTTGCTATTTGATAATTTGCTTTTGATTATTTCTTTGGCTTGAATTGGAAATATTGAACAACGATAATATTCTGGTTTAGATAATTTTCCTAACCATGGTTTTGGTAGTTCATTATCCATAAAATAAGTAAACATTTCATCAAGATAATAAATTGTAAACACACTTACAGTTGTGCTAATGCTTAACTGCATATTAGGTCTATCATTTATATAATTTCTATATTTTATCAAGTTTTCTTCAACTACATGCCAATCAGCATTTTTTCTATTATATTCAAAACGTGCACCAATATCATCTATACTAGGTTGAATATCAACCCATCCCAATTTTTCAAATATATCCCAATATTTTTGTTCTGGAAATACAGTGCCATTTGTATTATAGTGCAACTTTATTTTTTTAGAATTAGGTGATTTACAAATCTTGTCTAAAATTTCTAAATGTTTTTTGTTATCGTATAAAAATGGTTCACCACCATGCAAATGCAATTCTAATATATTATCTGTCATATCTAACAACGATTGCCATATTGAATCATCATTTTCCCAATTAGTTACTTTATACTTTATATTATAGATATCTTGAAATTCTTTTTTCCAACTACTGCTTGAATTTGGGCTACAAATTCTGCATTTTAAATTACAAGTGTTTCCAAGTGGAAGAGTCAATAATAATGTATCGGATGTAGTAATATCAAATCCATCAAATTCTGATTTCCAACGTTCATAATCCATTTGACGTTTACTTGGGTAATTTGCTTCTTCGTCTTTCCAACAACGCTCACATGCTACTGGTTTATCACCATTTAAAAATGATTCTTTTAATGCGTTTAAGCCATTGCTCTTTTTATAATCATCAATTGAAATCTGGTTTATATTATAATTTTCCCAATCTTCTGCACTTTTTACATTAAATTTGCAGCATGGTCTAATCAATCCAGAGTTATCTATATCTAACCCAACCCAAGGTTCATAACAAAAATTATTTGATTTCATTCTAAAATATTTATTAACCTAATTTTTCAAAGATAATTATTATATTATAGGCACATTTAGGCAATAAAGGCAATATTATATGAAACTACCAGAAAATGCACAGGCACAATGCGAACAATTATTACGAGAATTTAGAAGACAAATACCAGATGATGCGGCATACAATGACCGCCTTGTTGAAGAAATAGAAATCATCTTGGGTTTACGATTTACAGATTACTTCCTACAAATCCGTGAAATATTAGATATGACTGCTGACCTACCACATATGACTCGTGGCAGTGCAGGCAGTAGCTTGGTTTGTTGGGCATTAGGAATCACAGATGTCGATCCTATCAAATGGGATATACCACTGTCACGATTCTTAAATCCACACCGTGACGACTTGCCAGATATTGATATAGATTATCCACATTGGGCGCAAACTACAGTAATGGAACGCATATTTAAACGCTGGCCTGGCAAGAGTGCACGAATTAGTAATTATGTAACATTTAAAGAAAAAAGCGCCAAGCGCGAAGCAGCAAGACGACTTGGTGCAAAGGGAAAATTACCACGCAACTTCAAATACGATGATCTTGACATTGACATAGGGGAAGCTATTCGTATTGAAAAGAAGTTGCTTGGTAAGAAACGAGCCATTAGCAAACACTGCGGTGGCATACTTGTGTTCAAGCATAATCTACCAAAAAGTTTAATAAATGCTGACAATCAAATCCTATTAGACAAACATGAAGTAGAAGACCTTGAACACCTAAAAGTTGATATACTTGCCAATCGTGGGTTAAGTCAACTTTATGAAATAGAACCAAACATGGGATTAGAAGATTATCCTGATTATGATGAAGCGACTATAAACCTACTTTGTAACGGCGATGTATTAGGTGTAACACAAGGTGAATCACCAGCAATGCGCCGATTGTTCCGTGCAATACAACCAAAGTCACGCAGCGATTGTGTATTTGCAACAGCACTTATACGCCCTGTTGCAACTACTGGTCGTCAAAAAGCCAGTTTCTTCCATGACTGGACAGAACAGCGGTTAGAAGAAAGCATTGTATATGAAGATGATGCTATTAAGAAGATAAGCAAACTAATTGGCTGTGATATGTATGAGGCAGATATGTATCGTCGTGCATTTGCAAAAAAGAATGAAGAAAAAGTCTATGAGTTTATGCACCGCATGGGCACACATCCAAATAAAACAGAAATTATAGATGAACTATATCAACTTGGAAACTTTGGGCTATGCCGTGCACACGCTGTAAATCTTGGGAGATTGATTTGGGCACTTGCATATCAAAAAGCACACAACCCAAAACCATTTTGGGCAGCATATCTTAAGCATTGCGAAGGCAGCTATCGCCGTTGGGTTTATAAAAATGAAGCCAAACGCGCTGGTTGGGATTTGCGTGAACTTGGATATAATTATAGCTTACTAAATGACCCTATATATGAATATAGAAAATATGGATGGTGGGGCGATGCAGAGTTTTTACCAGGTTTTTATTGCAATAATCAGTATCTTGACCGTTTTGAATTTGCTGGTCTTGTTGCCAATGGTCGCGTATTCAAGGGAGAAGGCGGGAAGTATATCACCTTTCTTACCCTTGGTGTTGGTAACGGAAAATATATTGACCTATTGGTAAAAGGTCCAGTTGCATATCACGACTATGATGTTGTGTGTGGTGTAGGCAAAGTCAAAACAAGCAATGGCAGTCAGTATATTGAATGTCAAAATGTGCGCACATTAAAATTAGAAAAGTTTAACTCTTCTGCTTAAGATTGTTTAGCATTTGTTTTAATGCACTGCTATTGACATCAGCAACAATTTTACCTGGTTGATCTTCTGGCACTGCTTCTGTAGTTGGTTTTACGCTGCTGCCACTCTTGATGCTTGCAAAGATACTGCTGCTTTGTTTCTTAAACTGTTGATATTCAGCATCTTCTGCTAAATCACGGATACGCAAACTATCAATATCAAACTCAAGTTCAATCTTTTGACCAACGCCACTACTACTACGAGTCTTCATAAGCTGTAATTGATACTTGCCATGTTCACGCATACTGCGACTTGTAAAGATGCCAAACAGATTATCGGCAGTATTAATCTTGGAAATACCACCACTGATATGCGAATGGTCAAACTCTACTTCTTCTACGGATGCACGGTTCAACTGTGATGCTGTGACAAGCAGAATGTCCATTTCCTTTGCAAAGTTACGAATTTCTTCCGATACATACTTGTCTTTAACAAATAGGTCACTTGGGCTAACTTTTGCACTCACTGGCATAAGCAAATCAAGATAATCAATCATAACAAAGTCAACACGACGACCACTGCGAATTTGCAGTTCTTTGATATAAGCACGGACATCATTGATATTGCTTTGTGCTGGTAGATATTTGATTTGCAATCGTCCACTCTTTTTACCAAGCATTTTAACTTTGACTTCAATATCTTCAATGCTTTTAAAAATATCTTTAGATGGTGTATTGGTCAACATGCCATCAATGCGCATAGCAGTCAACTCTTCACTCAATTCAAGTGTGATATAAACGCCGTTAAGACCGGCCAATACCCAATTACATGCGATATTCTGCATGAACAGTGACTTACCCGAACCCGAACCACCAGCAAAAATGTTCAATTCACCACGATTGAAACCGCCATACAACTTCTGGTCAAGTGTATTCCAACCTGTGCTGGTTTGACCATTATTATCTTTAATCTTTGTAAGACGAGCAATAGGGTCTTCAAAGTAATCAGTGCCAAGGTCTTTAGTCAAACTGATTTGGACTGCATCTTTGATAATCTTTTCAACTGGATCAAAGTCACCCTTTTCCAACATATCAGCGGCTTTAAGGATTGCACGTTCTAATTCTTTTTGTTTAGTAAAACCTTCAAATTCACTCAAAAACCAGCCAGTATGTTCTTCGGTCATGCCAGGTATAGGTTGGAAACCGTTGCTTGTTGCAGCATTAATCTGTTCATGTAGTGGCATGATAACATGCTTTTCACAATGTTCTTTAATGAACTTCGCGGCACTTTGCAAACTGCGGTCAAAGTTATTTGGATTAAAGATATTCTGGACACGCACATAACTTTGTGGGTCACTTAACATCATTTCAATGAATAGTTTTTGAACTGCTGTATCATAAGATTTTGCCATTTAGTAATTATATCCTAATGTCATACTAATGTCAAAACCATTTTTTTGAATGGAGTTGAATTTTTAAACTACTAGTATGTACATTTTCAAGAATGCTGCGCATAGTAAACAACTGACCATACTTAGCAACAGCGTCAGCAGTGTCTTTAATGCCGCTTTCCCATTCTGGAAATGCTACTCCCCATCCATATTTTAGTGCAGCATTGACCATAGCCATGCCAGCCGCATCACGGTCAGGCACAACAATGATATCACGGTCAAGTGTTTCAATAGTTTCTGCTTGCACATCATTTACTTCGTTGCTGCAAATAGCAATTGCGTTGATTGCAACTGCATCAAGCAATCCTTCAACAACGATGCAAAACTTTGCGTCCTTGTGCTGACGGTCATAACCCCATACCATATTGCTTGGATAGTTAGAAAAGTATTTGATTTTCTTTTTGCCATCTTCAAACAGACGACCACTAAAACCCATAGGCTTGTTTTTCCAAGTAAATGGAACAAGCACACGGTTCCGCAATGCTGCGTCATCAGTCCAATAGAACTCATGCAGTTTATCGCTAAAACCACGAGCATCAAGATAGTTGATAGCAGCTTCAAGGCTATTATAATCCTCTTCGTTGATGTATCCATCATTAAGCCAACTTGTAATTGGACGACCAGGACAAGGGTCGCGTGGTTCGTATGTTGGCAACTCACGAGGTTCAATGGCGATTGGTTCTGTGGTTTCTTGACTTATTGCAAAAAGTGCAAGGCGATTAATTGCATCTTCGCCCATGCCAAGCCAAGACATCCAACGGCGCATTTTATAAGACAGACGACGACCAGGTTGCCAACTGCATGTATAGTGGCAATTAAAGCAATGATAATTTATACCGCCTTCTGGGGTAGGATGAACGCCACCACGACCACGGGTGTCGGCACTATGACCTAAATGGTGGCAACAAGGCGCGTTAAAGCTAATCCACCCACTGGGAGTAGACTTCTTTTTCCACGGCAAATGTGCCAATATTTGGTCAGTAATTTCCATGAAACTAATATAACAGATTTATAACAATCTGTCAAGGGCGATAATATATATAATTCATTGTGCCGTTAGTTTGTGTAATTTTGAACCGAATGGCACGATATTTGCCTTGGAAATTAAAGTAGGTATTTCCGCTATAATTGCTCAATGGATAATAAGCAACCGTTGAAAAAGCATTGCTATCAATGATAACAGCCCCATCCAAACTTGCTTGTAGTTCAAGATTGCCTGTGAACGCATTAGCTTGATACTGCACAGTTTGATTTACTGCAACGCCACGCACATAATTAGATGTTAAAAATTCACTTGTATAAGCAACATTCATATATTGAGTATCGCTATCATTTGTATAAACAAACGCATTTGCACTATAGCTTGGCGTAAATGTTGGATAAACTGCATCCATTATTCTTGCTTGACCCCGTGCATTATAATTGTCATCAGCAAATACAATCTCTTGTTGACCTTCGCCATTTGTAATTACAATGCTGTAATTATATAATCCAGGATCAATATCATCTAATACACTGCCTTCAATAATGCAAGTTGCAATGCCATCATAGGTATAAACAAGGTTAAGATTGCGAGTAAGAACTAATTCTTGATTAGTGATACTAATAAGGTTAAATAAAACTGTGCTTTGTAAAAGGCTCACAGGTTTTTGGTCGCTGTCCTTGATAACGAACTTGAATCTGTTATCTACACCTTTATAAATTTGAAGTGGCTTCGCGTAAAACAACTGATTCTCCCTGTCAAGCGTTAGGTCACTATTCTTAACAACATTTATGACTTGTGGATATAAATAACCGTAAATTTGTTGCAACTTAATGGACCCTTTTGAATATTTATTATGATTTCACTTGAACAAATGCTTGAACAATATCCGTTCCTTTCTTACATAAAATACCCCACCGCTGATTATATTGGCATTATACAAAACCATGACACTGATATTGTTTCAATGTATGCTTTTAACAAATTGCGCACAGAAGAAGATAAGCGTGGTTTTTTAGAAGCAGCAGATATATGGTGGTGGGAAAGCAATCGTCTTATACCTATCAATATTTTTTTAAAAGGTTCTTGGGACAAATATCGTTATAGTACAGTGACGCTTACAACAAAAGATATTCGTGAGCAACACGGTCACATTGTTAGCATTGCAAAATTAGCAGAACGCAGAACCAAACGCCGTGTTGTTCAATTAGTTAAACGACTCGCATAAAAGGTTCATATGAACCATTACCAATAACGCATAACTGGTTGCATGACTGCGTTTAAAATAATAACCTTCACTTGGCTTTACCCAAATTTCATCGGCTATTTCTCGCCATCGTTTTCCGATAAGGTGTCGTTTTGATGGACGAATGATTGCCAATAACATAGCCAGCATATCCATTGTAGTAGGAAGATGTTGTTGTACGACATCAAAATGATTTGATAGATGAATAAGTTTGGCAACAAAATCCCTTTCTTTTAGCAGTTCCCACTGAGGTTCACGGTTACAGAGTTCGTCAAGATGCTCGTTACTGCGAACTGAATTATAAACATGAACATTCAGTAGGTCTAACTTCATATAACCAAGTTCTTCGGCTTCGCTATAATCAATATTACTCAATCCACTTAGCGGATTGAATGGAATTGGATTGACATAGACTCCAGTGTTGTGCTTGACAACAGTACCGTCACGGCGTATAGACGCAGGTATATGCTTGATAAGTTTCAATATATCCTCACGGTTTCCAAAGTCTATGTCAATATCCATTTGCGTTCCTTAATAGCAAGCCAAACAAACCATAATGCAATAATAGTAGCCCATAACGGCCAAAATACTAATAAAACAGTAGTAAACCAAAATAGCGGCGAGTCACTATCATCAATTGCATAAGTTAAACCCATGCCAGCAAGATAAAACCAAGTTATAATAAACCAAGTCATGCCCACCTCATTAGGAATAAGTCACGCTCTTCATCATTGATGAACCCTAACAACATACCTTGTCGTGACCAAGATGTCAAGGAAGAATTGCACCAATCTATAATATCGGCTTCATTAAAAACCCACCATGTTGGATGAACAATTACAAGAACACTGTTATTTTTTAAAAGGTCAATAGTATTAATATTTTCAGACAAATCGCGAATATTTTTTAACGATGGCTTTATAACTATAAAACGCTGTGTCATTAGAAACCTGCCTGTTCTAATATATGGCGTGTCATTTCTGCATCGGCAGGATAATCTCGTAATTTGCGCTGCCAAAATTCTGGATCAATCCATGGCATAATCATAGTAACTTGTTCTTCGGTTAGTGTGCCAAGTTTATCAATGCCACTATCGCAGCAATAAATTGCCCAACAACTAACACGACCGTTTAGTATATGTTGCACAAAACGATTGCTGCTTATATTGTTAAAGTATGTTGCAAGGTCATTAGCAGTTTCATCGCCCCATTCTTGCATTGTTATAATGCTGCGTTCAAGTGCATCGGTTGCACTTTCGGTTCGCAATAACCCATAAAGATATTCTGCATAAACTTTATCACGGCACCAATTGTCAATCTTGACTTGTTTCTTTAACACATAGTCAGTAAACTGTTCTGTATTGATTGCGCTTATAGCAACACAGTGTCGCCCAAACTTTACAAAAGCATTATAGAATTGGCTGCTACTAAAATCATCATATGATTTTAACTTGGCACTGCCTTGTGTAATTTCATAAAAACGCAACCAAGCATTAAATCCAATGATAACGCCTTTTTCATTGCGTTGCAGTGAACGGCGTTTTGGCTCACATTGATGAACTTGTAGTGTGCTTTCACGTGTAAACCCTTGACCACAGTATTTGCACACATGCGCACCTGGCTTTACATCTTTTGCTGCTTCCATTGCAATTTTGCGTAATTCATCCATGTTGTAATTATAACAGTTTTTGTGCTGCAGGGGTAATAAAATATTTCCACATACGCAAATCAAATCCACTAATAACTTCTTCGTGTAGCGGCAATTCACTTGGGTCAAATGGTGGTGTAGCTGTGCCAAGTAGTTGATTATAATAATCGGGATAACTTCCAAAATATACTTTTGGTGTGGCAATAAAATTGGTTACTTTGTGGATAAACATATGGTGAGGATGACCATACTCACCTTTCTCATTATGTGTTAGTATAATATCTGCGCCATCGCATAAAGCACGTATCCACTGTTCTGCATCACCATTATTAAATCCTGTTTTACCCTTTTCAACACTTTCCCAATTATCGGTCATACCACAAAATTTTGTGCAAATATTACGGCGTTCCCAAAATTGAGAAATCTCTGCGCCACGTGGATCGGTTCGTTGATAGGTAAGATAACATATCGTCCAATCCCAATCACTGTGTTCCATTATGAATTGATAGGCAAAGATTACACAATCATCAGGATGCGCAACCATACATACAGCTTTCATATGCGTTCCTTAACAAATTCATCCCATGCTCTGCGTTGATCTTTATCAAGAAGTTTGTAAGCACGTGGATGCACACTTGCAGTAAGGGTATTTTCTTTATGAACTTTTTTCCACCAATCATTAAAATTAGGCACATCATAATCTGCTAAGTTAGCAACTTCAATGAATTGCTCACCGCTATAAAGGTCGCTAAAATTACCGCGTTTTGTAATCCATGCGCTATAACAAAGAAACTCTGTAATACCGTTTGTGTGAAACTCACAGTTATTATCAAACCAGTTTACAAAATCAGGTTCATGCGATACCATTTGTTTCATTTCATCTGTTCTTGCAAGAAAAGGAACACCAGCAGGACTTATCCAATCTAAACGTGGAATGCTATAATGTTTTTTAAGATATTCAATTCCACGATCCCAGTGATTGTGTGGAATATCCCATATCGCAAATCGCGCACGAGCATAAGGATCAAATACTTCACTCATTTCAAAAGGACGTATAAACCATGTTTTAGCATCAAGTACCATGCACCAATTGCTTTCTGCATGTGCCGCGCCAAGTATCTTACAAACCTGTTGTGTATACCAACCACTAAAATGTGGTTGTGGGTGATAACCAAAATCACTTCGATGAAATACACTTACTTTATCTTGGTGATATCCCCACCAAAAAGTTTCTATATCACTATATGATAATGTATCGTCATTTAAGATAACATATATGTTTTGTATTTCATCAAGAAAATAGTAAGAAATACTGTATGCTTGTGTTTTAAGCAAATTTAATTCATCACGATAAACAACAGTTACCAAATCCATGTCATTTATTTCCATAAAAAGTTTTATGCCAAACCCAAGGATCAATTACATCTTCTTGTGCCTCATCACTAACTACATACCTGAACGTGGTATAATCCCAAAGATGTAACCAATCAAAAGTTGGCAATTTACTAATATCAACCAAAGGTTCATTATGAACATACACAGTATTAACAAATGGTGGTTGTGTTCCATAAAATATTTTTGGCACGGTTGCATTCATTGCAATATTGTACAAAAAATCAATCTCTGTATTTTCATTTTTTTGAGATTCGTTGTAAGAAAAAACAATGTCAACTGCGTTTTCACTGATGATATTATTAAAAGAAATTACATAATCACTGTTATTATTACAAAATATCAATTTTACGTTTTTGTTTTTCCAAAAATCTTGGATTTCTTTATTTCCAGATTCAAGCCAATAATTTTTATAATACAAAAATATAAAGTTCCAATCAGGATATCGTTGAACCATATCAGTGCAGTAAAATGTGCAATCTGGCGGACTTGTCAAAAGACAAAGCGCAATCATTTTGTAATCTCGTGCAAAGTTCGTGCTTGGTTTAACGCATCAATTACAAGTTCATTTTTGTTTTGAAATACTGGTTTCCATTCTTGCCACCATGTAACTAATTCAATCATATCAGATGAAAAGTTCAAATATAACGATTGACCACCCTGTGTATCACTTGCAAGTATTGATGCTACTCTATAATCATTAGTTGTTGCGGTTTTTATGGTCATTTTAGTGCCTCTTTGATTTCTTTTACTGAAAGATCAATACAACCATAATTTGTTTGTTGAACTTTTTTTGCTAATAATTTTCCAAAGCTTTCATTGATTTCTTTAGTAAAATGATTTTTATGTTTTGGATTGTGTGATCTAATATCCATTAAAGGAAAATTAATAAAAGTAAAATCCTCTTTCCAAATTTCATTGGCTTTTTTAATTGTGTATAAACTATCTTGTATTACAGGAAGTAAAACTATTTTTGTATGTTTGCCAAACTTTGTAATTATAAACTCTAGTGTTCTTTCATAAAAAAATTTGTGCATTTTTTCGTCATAAAATCTATCATAATAATTTACATGAGCCATATTGTGTTTTTTTTCTTCTGTGTCTAATGGTTCAACTTCTATTTTGCCAAAGTAATTAGACATGTGGAGGTTCACACAATAAGGAATTCTACGATAATTTGTGCATGTTAAAATTAGGTATTCATAATAATTGTTAAAAAATTTATAATCTTCAACGTCAAGTTGGCTAAAAGCTGTCCAAAGACTACTACCTTCAATGCTACAATTTCTAAATCCTAAACCAATATCTTTAGCAAAGTGATATGTCCAAGATTCTTCGTCATCCCATGCACTAAAACTATCACCAGCAAATAAAATCATTTTAGTGCCTCTTTGATTTCTTTGTCGCTATATCCAAGTTCAACTAACATACTTTTATATTGTTCATCGCTTATAGTGTTGCTTAACAGTTCTGCTTCATCGTTTTTAATATGCGGATATAATTCTAATAGTTTTTGTGCTCGCTTGTTTTTAGCAGTCTTGCTATTGTATGCAATCCATTCATGGCGATGCTTGCCCATGTTAGGTGAGACAGTAGTCAGTAGCAGCCATTGTAGTTTAGGATGCTTGTTAATATCAAAGAAACGCTTATTCACACGCTCGTTCATTGCTTGCAGATAATATTGCTGCAATTCTGGAATACCGTTGACAACACTGCCCCAACGCAACATAAGATATGTAGAAAACTTCTTGCGCTCTTCATCCGTCAATTCATCATAGAACTGTCGATTGCGCAAATCAAGCTGTGCCATTTCATAGCCTATGTCAAGTTTGTTAACCACCTATAAAATCCCGTTCTTCTTCTTTTTGCTTTTCTTGACTCATCTCGTAAATTATATACATTTGGTCAGCAAGGTCTTTTAGCGTAGGATTGGTTTCAGTAGCACGAAGAATTGCTAACCATCTTATTTTACGAATGTTTATACTGTTGTCATAATCATATGTGATGATACCGCTGCTTTGTGCTTTAACGTTTGCCATTGGTCATCGTTCCAGTTATTGTTTCTAATATTTCAAGGTTTATATGTTCAAGCATACTTTTGCTCAAATAGTCAGACAATTCTTCTTTTGGTATTGGTTCCGCCTCTTTGCTCATTTTATACAACACACGCACTTGATCTGCCGCATCTTTAAGCGTAGGGTTGGTTTCCGTTGCTTTAAGTATCTCCATCCATTCAAGATATTCATCAGTATAATAACGTTTTGGTGGTGGTATTGGTCCTAAAATGCTCATAATAATATTATACTACACTATATTTTGGATGTCAATGGTTTCACTTGCACGAGAGATTTCTTTAACGAAGTAAGCACAGACTGGCTTTGGACCTTCACTTATTGGGATACAAAGTAACTGACCATTCTTTAGTTTTGGGAAATACCAACGCACATCTTGGTAAACATCTTCAATTTCTATTGGCATAAAGGCTGCACGAAATGAACTTAGCGGATTAAATGTAAATGCTTGAAACCCACGGTCATTAAGTTTTGTAAGTGGTAGTGCTTCTAAATCACCAATCTCTGCTTCACCAATAAGGATGCGCCAGTTATATGGCATCATGATACGATGTTGTCCTATTTTAAGAACCAATGCTGGATCATTAAAACTTTCTAAAAATACCAGCGGCAAGAAATAATAATCTGCTTCTGGTGGATTACTGTTATCCAAAACGCAGAAACGCAAATCATCGACCTGTTCTGGTAAATTATTCATTTCAAATACGGTGTTATCAACTGTAAGTATACGAATGGTAATATCTCCTTAAACTAACTTAACTTTATATAAAATATTTTATATTGTCAAATAATAAATAATAATGTCAGCCACGATGC